ATGCGAAAACGACACCGATTTAACAGTCGCATGACCCGTATCGTACTGCTCATCAGCTTTATCTTCTTCTTTGGCTGTTTTATCTACTCGTCCGTCGGTGCCTGGCAGCACCATCAGAGCAAAAAAGAAGCTCAGCAATCCACACTCTCCGTCGAATCACCGGTACAACGTTAGCGGTTACCTTCTCCACTTTCACAGAACATAACGGCACTTCGCTGTCGGATGCTTTTGCTGTTTGGGATTATCAAAGCGGCAGATATTCTTTCATCTTAAATTTTACGTCTTTATCCTGACTGATGTTTATCCTGTTTGGCTGCGAAATAAATATAAAATTAATATATATGTTGTAATGATATATTTTTATAAATTATTCCCTGCGTGAATTTTAATAAATTTAATCTATCCCTTTATACGCAATACATTTACTTTCCTCTTTTGATGATCTTAAATGTCTTATTTTTCGTAATGTGTATAACAAGGAATAGTGATGAAATTTAAAAAATGTCTTCTGCCTGTGGCAATGTTAGCGTCATTCACTCTGGCAGGATGCCAGTCAAATGCTGACGATCATGCTGCCGATGTTTATCAAACCGATCAACTGAATACCAAACAAGAAACTAAAACCGTTAATATTATTTCCATTCTTCCCGCAAAAGTTGCCGTAGACAACTCCCAAAATAAACGGAACGCACAAGCCTTCGGCGCGCTTATTGGCGCAGTCGCTGGCGGTGTTATCGGCCACAACGTCGGGTCTGGCAGCAATTCCGGAACGACGGCAGGAGCTGTAGGCGCGGCAGCGGGTTCTATGGTGAATGATAAAACCTTAGTGGAAGGTGTTTCTTTAACCTATAAGGAAGGCACCAAAGTGTATACCTCTACCCAGATGGGTAAAGAGTGCCAGTTTACGACAGGTTTAGCCGTTGTTATTACCACGACGTATAACGAAACGCGTATTCAGCCAAATACCAAATGTCCTGAAAAGAGCTAATAATCAGGAGGAGTCATGAAGAAAGTTTTTCTTTGCGCCATCTTAGCCTCCTTAAGCTATCCGGCTATCGCCTCATCATTGCAGGATCAACTCTCTGCTGTCGCAGAAGCGGAACAGCAAGGTAAAAATGAAGAGCAAAGGCAGCATGACGAATGGGTCGCGGAGCGCAACAGGGAAATCCAGCAAGAGAAGCAACGTCGCGCAAATGCCCAGGCCGCCGCTAACAAAAGAGCGGCAACGGCAGCGGCAAATAAGAAAGCTCGTCAGGATAAACTGGACGCCGAAGCCTCTGCGGACAAAAAACGCGATCAAAGTTATGAAGATGAGCTACGCAGCTTAGAGATTCAGAAACAAAAACTGGCGCTGGCGAAAGAAGAAGCCCGCGTTAAGCGAGAAAACGAATTTATCGATCAGGAACTGAAGCACAAAGCTGCGCAAACCGATGTGGTGCAATCTGAAGCTGACGCCAACAGAAATATGACTGAAGGCGGTCGCGATCTGATGAAAAGCGTGGGCAAAGCAGAAGAGAACAAATCGGACAGCTGGTTTAATTAATCGATGTTAGTAACTTCAATCCTATAATTCTTGAAGATAAAAAACCCTCTGTAGTAACAGAGGGTTTTGTTCATTCATAGTGCAGGGTCAAAGCATTCCCACTCAATTATTTACGATAACCATAACCAATTGAGTGATAACATTTTTCCAAATCTCAATTTTTCCCGTACCGTTTTATATACCGTCACCGGAAATCAGTACCATGAAAAATGCCATGCTATCTGGTCAGGGTGTCGTACTGTTTTTCACAGACTCTTCCGGCTTCGGCTGCCCGGTCAGCATACTCTGCCAGTTGTCTGTTTCTCTCGAGAGATTTACTGAGCACGTCGGCAAGCAAAACTCCGGTGTCTGCGGCTGACGTCCCAGCGCCGACAATGGCGTTATACTGCCTGAGCTGCTCACGGATGGCAACGAGCTGTTGCTGCAACCGGCCAGCGCGAGCGGCAGCATCAAGAGCATCATTGCGCGCCTGGTCGATCCTCTGCTGCGCTTCACGTTCATTGATCGCTTTCTCCTGTTCGTAGTGCTGACGAATTCTCTCATCTTCGGTTTTGCGGTCTTCTTTCGCCTGCGCATACCCGGCGTCGTACTGACGACTGCCGTGTACACTCCAGGCAACAACTCCTGATATGACCAGAACAGCAAGCACCGCCATGATAATCAACTGTTTCCGGTATGCTTTTACGAATGCCCAGATCATACCGCCAGCACCTTACTGGCATTGATGTATCGCGCGCGCCGGTCGTCGATGCCGTTCCGGCCACCATTGATAATCAGAGTTACACGTGCAATATCGCCGGTATACTTCATGCAACCTTTGCTGGAGAAGAACCACGCCGCGCTACGAGCCGCGTATTCGTCCTGCGCCAACAGTTCAGGATTCTCCAGCAGGTCCACTTTCAGGCCGTTTCCGCAATCACGATAGTTATTCAAACCGGTAATCTGGATAAGTCCGCGGCCACGGTAATTCCAGCCATCACCAGAGGCATTGTTCCCCATGCGTTTGCTGTACACCAGATTGGCGATCGCTCTCTGGCGCTCGAGTGGCAATGGTGGTTCACCAGCACGGCGACCAAGTGCATTAGCCTGTCCCTGAGTGAGACGCCCAGCCCGAACGAAGTTAGCCAGTCCGCTGACGCTGTAGTTGAAATTTTCCTGCAACCGGGTGAAGCCCCCAGACTCATGCCCGACTTGAGCAATAAACATTGCCTGATCTTCTGCTTTGCTGATACCAAACTCTTTCATCGCAGAAGTTATATGCGAGAACCAGCGAGCGGCCAGCGCCTCGCTAATACCAGCAGCTCGCTGGAATTGTTTAATCTCCATGTTTAGACCTCGTTATTTTGAAAATCTGAACGACGTTACCGCGCGTTTTAATAACCGCAGCAAGCATGACAGCGTTGATAATGACCTCAGATAAATCCACAGCCATTGGCGTGCGTAACCAGATTGCATAGACGACACGAACAGGAATACTGGCCGCAGCAACAATAAGGAAATAAGCAAGCCACCCTCCCCATCTTCGATGTTGAGAGCCGTTACGCCGGAATGTGACAACGCGAATTGCTATGCCAGTACAAATAACTGCATTGGTGATAAGTAAAAAAAGGTCATGCGTTACCATCGTCTTTTCTCCCCGGAATTAACTCTCGTGGATTATCGGAACGGTGATAAAGCCATATACCAATTCGCACGGCGACAATTGACGACACAAATGCGCCAGCAGAGAAGACGATCCCTTTCTCGAAAGAGTCATGCGTGATGGTAGGGATCAGGCTGGCTACACCGATAAGGATGGATGCTGTAGGTTTGTAAAAGAGAAGGCCGCAGAGGAAGCTGAGCATAGACAGGAGAACCCGGCGATGAATGGGATACTCGATGGCTGAGGTAACAAAAATTACCGCCCCAGCCAAAGCTCCCAAAGCCACCTCTGGAGGAACCCCTGCTATCACCGCAGCAAGAGAACTCGCACTAAGCCACTGATTTAAAGACTCACTGGTTAGCTGAACTGACATAAAAACCACCGTTTAATGTGCATGAAGAACCCACTTATTGATGAGTTCATCATACACAATAAACCATATGTGGTTAAATTATTACTTTATCAGAAATCAATACCTATAATAACGTCCAGACAGACTACTTACCCCAACGTTCCAGAACCCCTGCGGATCGCATGCCAGTATCATCCAGGCCGTGTTGCAGGAAGAAGGCCACGGCGGCATGTCATCATTATCTGGATAATCGCTTGAATCAATGTAACCATAACGTGTGCGCAGTGGTGCCAGCCTCGCCAGAATATCCATCGCGGTGGCATCATCTCCCAGTCTACGGGCCAGCAATGCCACGCCTGCACTGCCCTCCACCCAGACTCCCCGCTGTTTATTCGGGTAGCCATATTCCGGATGATAAGGCATGTACCCTGTCGCATCGTGCGTGGCGTACCAGAATCTGTCCAGGTAAGTAAAACACCGCCGGGCTTTTTCCATATCGATATTGTACACAAACAGCCCGCCCCAGCTTGCACAGTCCAGTGGTGAGGCCTTGTCAGGCCCGGTGGTTCGCATCCCGGCATAAAATCGCCCTTCATCCTCCACCCACAGCTTTTCCATAATGGCATCCGCCAGGGCTTTCGCCTTTTCAGCGTAGCCGGTGAAGCCTACCCGCCCCATCAGGTCAAACAGAAACCACAAATCAAACTGGTGCTCCGATGTGCACCAGTCTGCTTTAAAATCAGGGTAAAAGACGCCATCCAGATACCGTCCGCTACCGGATGTATACAACCCATAACGAATATCACCACTGTCTGCTACTCTGAACGTTTCAATCCACTCTGCGCACTGCGTTAGTTTATCCCGGGCAACAACGGCCATTTCACCATCCGGATATTTCTGCAGATAATACGCCAGCGCATACGCCACCCACGCTGCGTTTCCCGTCCGGTAATACTGTGACGATGTCTGCGCTGACATGCGGTTCACGAAAAAAGGCACACTCCCCTCGCTACCACCACTACCCACAATCGCGCACAAACCACGGACAAACTGTTCCACCTGACTATTCCCCTGCGCCATCAGTGCAATAGCTGACACCGCCTGATCATAAGTGTATGTACGGTCTTTCATCACCCTTACCGTTTCATCCCCGGCATCCGATGGCATCCGGTAAGAGCGGATACACAGCGGATCTTCCCAGACGGTTGCCAGACCGTTATTTGATGTACGATACAGTTTAAAAGACTTAGCCCCAGTCCAGCTTCTGGCGAAACTGAACGTGCCGTCACTCTCCAGTACCACCGAGGAAACCTGATATTCCAGAGTTGTGCTCGTACACATCGCAATGGTGTAGTTATGCGGATTACCGATGCTGCAATGACCTGTGACCGGACCGGTATAGTCCGTGGTCAGTTCCTCATTGACCGTCAGCGTAATGGATTTGTCATATGCCTCCGGGGCATTCAGCGATAAAAGCTCCGCTGTGCAGGTTTCCGCCAGCGTGTAAAAATTTTCCACCCGGCTGTTGCGCTCACATGTGATGAGCCTTGCATGACACTCATCCAGTACTGATTGAACGGTCCCCCCCGACGTTGTGCCAATCAACCCAGCCCCGGATGATTTTGCCAGCTCAATCATTACATCAGAGGCACTACCTGATTCAGGTGATACAGCAATTGGATTTCCCTCTTCGTCCCATGCAAAGATTTTATTCTTTCTTAACCTAATTGTTGGAACCAACCAGTTCCCTGATTCAGGAACTTTTATTACCTTGCTCAGGTTATAAAATACTTGCTGAATAAGCATCGTCAGCTTATCAAATGCATCCTCATGCACCTCTGCCAGAAACTTTCCCTGATTGCGCAGATCTGTTTCCTGCGTAACAGGCAGCTCACGCGATACAAAAATACGATAACCAGAAGTTAACGCTGTCCTCAGCATTACATTGCCACCATTGTATCCCCCCACCCCGGTTACTGAGTAATCGGTATCAAGAACCAGGACAGTGATATTCTCTTCAAGGTCAACTATCTGCACTACCAGATCAGATTTATCGAAAACCCTGAATGTATAAGGGAATGTAGTCGTAACGCCGTTACCAGTGTATTCGTTGTGGCCAACTTCGGTTGAGACCGTCATTTTAAATCTCCAGATAGTCGCAGCACCCGTTGCGCCGCATGCTGGGTTATTTTATTACCTGAAAAACCACATATGGATAGACAGACTGTGAATACGAACAGATATTACCTTTCAGGTGATTTGCAAAACGTGCTGGATAGACAATAAATTATTTGGTACTGTATATTTATACAGTTATTGCATGGAGAAGATAAGATGCAGCGGTATCACTATCCACTGGAAGACGGATTTACCGAAAGGATTCACACGCCGGGAGGCGTCAGGTCACTGGTGGAGGGATCGCACTTGATGAAATTACTCCGGGATCTCGATAAGGATGGATTTAATGTCGATGGCCCACTTGCCGAACTGACTGCACTGATTAACTACGTCACCAGCTCACAGATGTCTATGCAGGATCTGCAAACACATCTCGACTATTGTGCCGAACAATTACGAAAACAAACCCGGTAAATTTAAAGGCCGCGAAAGCGGCCATTAACAGTCGTAAAATTCCGGGTCCCACAAACTTGCATCGCGCGGCATGGATTCTAAATTTTTCCGCCGCAAAATTCTGTCACACTCGACAAGAAGTTTTTGTTTCTGTTCGTCAATTTCTACTTTTTTGTGTGCTGGCTCATCCCAGTAATCCAGAAGAAACGCATGTCGCTCAGACGTTACAAGATAAATCACATATACATCACTGGTTGGTATTTTTTTATGCTTGTTGGTGGTCTTGTCTTTCTTCCCGGATGCCCAGTTTTTCCAGCATTGTTCCGTACCGCTCTCACCAAACTTGTCAGTATAGTTTCCGATGTTTACGTGAACGTGGCGTATGTGATATTCCAGCATCTCTTTCGGTGGATCCCGAAACAGAGTGTCCTTTCCGAAATCCTTATGATGACCGTAGCGCCAGTGATCTATGAACGCGTTTTTGATAGGTATTAGCTCAGGGTCCTTCCCAAAAATTCCAGGGTGAACCAACCCCTGGAATTTATTCGGCATCGTCGTAGAGCTCCTGAGCCATATCTTCAGCAGTGCGTGCAAACATCCTGCGCGAGATTGCATGCGATTTTTCAACAGACATCTTTGGTACTTCTCGCATTACAACCTCATGTGACGCTGTAGGCTTAAAAGATGACTTATAATACCGCTTTATCATCTCAACTAATTGCTGCTTATCCTTGGAGCGTCCAGTTTCGATTAGCCTTGACTCGTAAGGTCGCATTATATTCGTTTGACATGAGGCACGATGAAGCTTATCTGCCAAGATTCCTTCAAAAGATGTGCCCCGGATTTTTAACAATGCCTCATGCTGGTCGTATTCAGTGATGAACATAACCGGGTATTTTTGCTCAACTTCTTCATCATGAATCCTGATGGCATTGGCAGTTGCTATGGCGGCTGCTTCAATCACCATCTTTTTCTCTTTTTCTTTTTCAGACTTTTTCAAGGTCAAGCGTCTATGCCTCATCGCTGCAACTCTCTTCGTGTTCATGGGCACCCCCAACTACCTCTAGGGTTAACATTCTATCGAAAGTATACGCATACTGGCAAAAAAATAGGCAGGTATTTTCTGAAATGGGATCAATCAAACCACATAGGGTTGAAATAACGTGAGTTATGCATTTATTATTACCTTTACGGTAAATTTACATCGCACTCCTCTTGTGCCATAGTAATCGGGCACTGGCAAAATCCAGTGCCGGGATTGGCGTCCCGAGTTACTAAGTGGCGCATACCACGCCAGACGTGGTTTTTTTATGCGTTAAGCACAGCTATATCCGAATTATGGTGGGCTGGGCAGGGGTCCGAAAGGACGCCGGTACCACTTAGGCCGGTACGCCAACCTTGTTCAGTTCACCACCAGTAATTGGCGTTGCGGTGGTGATGTAATTCGCTAAGTGGAGACACCATCATGAACGCTCAACTCATCCCCGTATTCAACGGCACTATATCTAACGAAACAGCCCTACTTTGTAATGCCCGCGATCTGCACGCTTTTTTAGGTGTTAAAAAGGTGTTTGCAGCATGGATTACAAATCGAATTTCAGAATACGAATTCATTGAAAATCAAGACTATATTTTGCTTTCCAATTTGGGAAAGCAAACATCTGGTAGAGGCGGCCACAACCGCAAAGAGTACCACCTCACCCTCGATACAGCCAAAGAGCTGGCAATGGTCGAGCGTAACGAAAAAGGTCGCCAGGTGCGACGCTACTTCATTGAATGCGAGAAACGTTTAAGACAACAAGAAACAAAAGTGGAGAAGGTCTTGTCAGGCTTCATGCCCGCCATTATGGAGGCGATCAAGCTGGAAGACAAAAAAGAATACAGCGCCCCACTGAAGCCTGGCTACCGCAGTCTGATTCATTCTCCGTCTGGTGTTCTCGGCCTGACGGAGAACTCACTGCTGATGAATCTGCTGAACCAGTTACAGGACGACGGGCACGACGTATCGGGCGCGGCGGCGGAGCTGACCACCATGTTCTGCTACATCGTCGGTGTGAGCAAATGCCTGCGTGATATCCAGACTCACGCGGAGTACATCAACGACAAGGCAGGGTTCTTCTGACAGAACGGCGGCACAGGGATGTGCCTTTAAATAATTCTGTACAGATTGCAGACCGGGGGTGAATAGAGTACTATTACCTTACGGGTGATCCATAGCGATTAGGCACCGATACAGGAGGAGCCCACATGAGAAAATTTGACGAGTACGAAGGCGTTTAACATTCGGATAGTTTTATGACGGGGCCATTAGGCCCCGTTTTCATGTCTGGAGACAGTTTGTGTTAAGTGAAGAAATGCAATTTGCCATGGCTGTGGCTCAAATCGTAAGTGCAGTCGCGGTTTCGCTTGGCTTGTTCATAGCTATCGCTACTATTATTTATAATGTAAATACAGCGAGAAAAGTACACACTTCAGTATTCCTTGGTGAAAGCAGGTTTGATGTAGATTATAAGAAAGGCCTATCTACTATGCGCCGCATTCACGAATCGAACAAATCATTCCGCTCTTATATGTATCCAAGCAATGGGCAGGCTGATCTTACGGATGAAGAAAAGATAGAGAAGAGAGAAATAATTTACTGTCTAGGTTTCTACGAACGCATGGCTGTGAGCGTGAAGCGGAAAACTTATGATGAGACCATGATTAAGGAAGTATTTTACAGCTCCGTTGTAAATAACTATCAGATTGCGCTACCTCTTATACAAGCTATTAGAGAAAAAGAAAACATAAACACATATTTTAAAGAATATGAATGGTTGGCCACACGATGGAAGGATTGTCCATTGAAGGATAAATCCCCGTGGTACAAGTTTTGGTAAGCCCGCGACGCGGGCTTTTTTGTGTCTGCGGATTCCCGCCCGGGTGGCGGTGGCATTCGTTAAAAACAAGGCCGCGAAAGCGGCCTGTGACATGTCACGTTCCTTTTCTGAATGATAGCCGTTCGAAAAATGATGACATTCCACCGCAGACAATAGCAAAGATGATCCCACCAAAGAAGAGAAGGCCAGCCTGCCACCACTCCCACCGCCATACATCCACAGCGCCAACCATACCAACAATCGCTCCAACAAATGGAATATAGCTCACGATGAAAGCAATGGGGGCTGCAATTATCCAGTGCAATCCCCACCATGATTCAAGCCCAGCCATAATTGCTGCCAACTGAAAAAGACCAACGACGATATAAACAATGAATCCTATAGCTTGCATGTAGTCACCTATTTACCCAGTAAAAATAAGAGGCCTCCCCTCAATAAGGCTTGCAACAAGAACTACTCCCTGCACAACAAAGATGAACCAGCAAATAGCTTGAGTCTGAGGGTTAAGAAAATATTTGTAGCGGTCAATAAATAACAATCCACCAGAAATTATCACACTCAAAATAATTAAAAACACAACACTTCCTTATTGCGGAGTGACATCCTGAGGTCGCCACCAGTATGTCTGGTTAAACTCTTTCTTCGAACGTTGCTCCATTTTACGCAAATAGCCTGGTGAAAAATACTCCTGCATTTGGTTAAAGATCATGTGATCGAGAGCCGCCTTCAAGTACCAGAGATTCGCACCAGGCATCAAACCTTTCCCCAGCTTCACCAGATCACCACCAGTCTGCTCACTCTTCCCTTCCACAGCATTTAACGGTATGCCCTGAGCAATCTTCACTACGTCATCAACCAGACCAGCTACCGGGCCAAGCATCGACGCCAGCGTGCCGCTTCCGTACCTAGTGTGATCTGACAATAAAAAGTCACCGTACAGGCCAAGACCACCACCTTTCAGTAGAGCACCAAGCCAGAATTTTGCGGCATCTTCTCCTGTCATCTCTCGAGGATTACGACCAGACGCAAGGTCGTTAAGTTGCTGCGACAAAGCGCCAAGAATGGTCGTACTGGCAATAAACGTCGCAATATATGCCGCACGCCCACCAGCAGACGGCATACCCATAGCGCGTGACCAGTGACGCATAACAACCGAGATAGGGAACGATTTAAACAGGAAAACACTTCTCGTTAATTCACCTTTCCATGTTCCACGCTGAATACCAGAACCGGTTATCAGTTGCTCACGTGCTCCCGGTGTAATAACAGCCATATCAACTTCTTCAGTTACGGCACCGAGCAGTTTACGCATTGCCTCAAATTTCACGCGTTCAGGCTCACCAAGATGTTTAACTGCTGAATCAGGGATACGCATAATGCTTTCCGGCGTCAGCATCGTATTATTACCGTTCCCCCAGTCCTCCTGTTGCGCCAACTTCCATACGCTCCAGTCTGTGTCAGTAATCCCTTTGCTTTTCAGGATACGAAAATCAGAGTCATCAAGGCTACGAAGGTCTGGTGTCCGTGACACTACTTCTCCCAGGCTTCCCATCATGGTTACGCCATAGGCGCGCTTGTGCGCATCTGACCATGCTGTAAGCCCACTGGCACGCATTACCGCCGTTGCCGCCCAACGAGACACAGACGGCCCCATATTATCCATCGCCCAGCGGTTAACGCTGCCAAGTAGAGATTCCATCGCCAGACCAGCGCGGCGTGCCCGCGCAAGCTCAGTGCGGTTCGTTGGGTCCATAGCTTCAAGCTGGTTACGGAATAACTGGCTCATTGGAAGGTTGGTAACCTTCGCAGACAGATACATGGTTCCAAGATCAGAGAACGATGACAGCAACGCGGATCCGAGTCTGCTGGCAACCAGCCAGTTGCGGATATTGTCAGACCATCGCGCGATGTGCGGATTCGCTACAGGCTGTGTCTTTCCGGAAATAAAGTTGTACAGATTCTCTGTGTTGTTCGCCAGCCGCTCGACTTTACCGGTTTTACTCGGGTTAGCTGTTGCCGTTTCTGCCTTCACCTGATCAAGAAGAGAGCGGAAAACATGATCGGGGTTTGGGCCATATGTTTCCACCAGTGCAATATCTTTACTGATACCTTCCAGGTGACCGACCATGATTTCCCATAGAGAGCGATCGCCATAAAGTTGCTGATATTGCAGATAGGAATCTGCATCTTTGAAATGTATCTGTCGTGATGCATTACCACGGTTAGCACGTGCGCCGGAAATTCGCATTCCGGTATCAGTAAGCTTATTCAGCCCACCAGTAGCGATCGTGTTATAAGCCTCTCCAAGAAATGAAGACAACTCGGCATCGTTCATCAGTTGTCCATCAGCTCGGATATAATATTTGCGATCCAGCTTACCTATAACATCGCTAACCCACTTATCCTTTGATACTGCCCCAACCTTTTCCATAGAATGATGTTGAGGGATCCCCCAGTTTTCGAGATAGCCAATGTCCCCACCAGCATCATTAAACCGGCGGCGCAGCAGCTCTGTAACTTCTCTCCACGCCTTAGCACCTTTTCTTGCTTTAGCATTGCCAGTATTTTGCCCCCGCATTTCATATACCAGGTCACGTACGCCCGCTTCATCTTCAAACAGACCAAAAAAGCGAGGATCAACTGCTTCGAATGCCTCCTGCAATTGACTCAATGCATAATCACGGGTGGCTTTTGTTCTGGATTCAACAGAGAGGAAATTAGATTTACCGTCTGCATTAAAAGCTATAGTACGGTTAAGAGCTCCAAGTTTCCCATCAGCCCCTTGATAGCTATTGATAAATTTATCCAATCTCTGACGCGCGGCTATAGTGAGAGCCACACGACGTTTCTTTAATGCCGCTTCTCGCTGTAATTCTTCAGATGCCAATTGTGCTGCTCGATATAGCCGCTCTGATTCGGAAAGTTGTCTCCACGACATCGGGTCATCACGAGCAATGGAGCGCATATTTCGATAAACGCGGTCTTCAATGTTCTGTATTTCTCGCGCCGTTAACGTGCGCTGCGCCGCCTGCTGGACCGCTTGTATACATTCCTGTCTCATTTAATTTAACCTCTCAAGAAACACGCCACAGCGACATCAAACAGGCTGGAATCCTGTATTGCCTGCTCACTTTCCCTGTTCGCTTCATCCAGTACTTCACGCGCTCTGCGCGATTGTGGATTACCATCATCATCCAGTACTTCACGCGCTCTGCGCGATTGTGGATTACCATCATCATCCAGCACGGTGATTATCATGTCAGGTGATTCAAGCAGCGAGTCTTCAGCTATACGCAGATCAATATCTCCTGCCGGATCTGCCATCATTTTTTGTTCTGCCTGTTGCAATATCTTACCGGGCTCAAAAGGAGCTACTTCGTCTGGCGTCCTGACCTCTGCTGTTTTATAGAATGAAACAGCCTGAGCATTAAGTTCACTTTCTGCCTGCTGTCGCCGTGCCAGTTCTGCTCGAGCTTCAAAAAACTGACCTCCAGGCTCGTGCGGTGCCAACGCGTTACGGGAAAATTCCAGGCGTTCTTGTGCCTGCCGGATTCGTTGGTCAATATCCCGAAGTCTGGCCTGTTTATCTGATCGAGCACGAGACAAAGCTTTACCGCTACCGGTTGGCTCTTCTGCAAGAATTTGTGCGCGCTGTTCAGTGAGATTTTCAATAATTCGTTGGCTATTAGCGATTTCAGACTGGTAAACCTGTCTATCGCCTCGCGGCAAAAGCTGCGCAGCCCGTTCTTCAAGCAACCGATTTTCGATAGCGCGCGCTGTTGCTCCATCATCTACAGATGACAGAGCCTCATTAACTGCCTGAGACAGCAGATTCTTGCGCCCAGGAATTTCACTGAAAGATGCAGACTCAACAATGCTGGCAACGTCTACAGGTCTCCCCTGGCTAACATCAGACATAGCTTTTCGCAGAGCCTGAATGTGAGAATTGCGCGAAAGCACGTTGATCGGCACGCCGGGAGAAATATCAATTTCAGCATGATGAGCGGCATTCGCCGCCAGTGCAGCATCGACATCAACTGGTGAAAAATTGGGGGTGCTTGTAGCCTCACCGTGAGAGTTAATAAATCTGCCGACACCACCAAACGCCACCCCAAGAACAGCATCAATAGCAATTGCCTGTCGATCCAACACATCATACTGGTTAGCCATTTCGCTATAGCCACCATCACGAAGCGTTTTTGCAGTAAGCCCACGCTGTGCCATACCGAACGCAATATTTGTACCTGCGGCATAGGCAATATCTGGCGTTGCACGTACTGCTGTTGCTGCGGCGCGTCGCACTGAACTTTCACCCGTCCGCGCAAGCTGAGCCGCCACACCTTCCGCCAGCGCACCACCAGCACGTAACCCGAGGCTCATAGGGATCAGTGTTCCGGCACCAGCAGTAATACCCTGCACTAATCCCGCTTCCTGCGCCGTCCTGAAATCAACACCCTGTGCTGTCAGCCGTTCAAACTCAGAAAAACCCTGTAGCGAAGTTACCGCCGCAGCACCTCCGACCGGACCACCGAGCGTTGTACCGATAACAGCCTGCCCGCCCATATCGAACAACCCATAAAGAACCTGCCCGGCGGTTCCGGTTGTCGCGGCATCAGGCGTCAGCCGCTTAACCTGCTGCTCTGCTAGTTTTCTCTGCTCGGCAATGTATGAAACTGAAGTGTCATTGAGCGAGGTGTTTTCGTTAACAAACTGAGCAATCGGGGATACGATTTTATCCATCCCTGCCCAGAGCAACTGATCTGGCTTTGCCACCAGCCCGGAGTACAAACCAGACAATGCCGCTCCTACAGCATTGTCGAAAAAACCAACATCGCTGTTAAAGCCAGCTGGATTTGATGCTGCTTCGTCAAGCTGCTGATTCTGGTTTACTGGATTAAGGCCAAAGTAACTCATTGCGGAATATCTCCGGAGAATCTCTGACGCTTCTGTGTCAGATCAAGAACAACGGGAGAACCATCATCTTTTAGCAGATAACCAGTACCAAGTTTCACCAGGTACTGACTATCGCCGTAACTTTGCAAACCATACTGACCAGGCGGTGTTTTTATCCCTGTGCCAACAACTTGTTCATTCCAAGCCTGATTAACCTGCTTATCGAATTGCTCTGCAGACATTCCCCACGGCAAAAGAACATTCCCCATTCCGTTATAGTCATGCACGCCACCTGTAGCTACGTTAACAGCCTGTTTCCAGATATCATTGTCAATTTCGCCTGAAACCACGCCTTTTTTCGCCATCACACCAGCGTAATAGTCCTTTGCGATCTCGTATGCCATTGATGCCCCCTGAGCATCACCAGCAAATGCATCCTTCACCATGTCAGAAAACTCAAGGCGAAGATCAGCATCTTTAGGCATCGGAATACCTTTCGCATCATCAGTACCTTTACGAGCCGCCGCGCCAGCAAGAATTGTCTGCGCAGCGGTTTCAGGAGACACGGAAACATCCGGATTAAACCAGTTTTTTTCTGCCAAAATACCACCAGGCTTATCCATCAGTATCCCGGCAACGGCAGCAGATGGAGCGTTGGCACTGATCTGCTGTAGTGCTGACATATACACCTGCCCACCACCAGTGCTCTGCCTGATGGTATCGAGATATGCTGCCTGTTGGGAAACTGGAGCATCACGAAAGAAAACACCGATCTGATTGGCCTCGTCTTTGGAAAAGAACGTCAGTGGAGTGCCATATGACTTAGCAAGGTCACTGACCTGAGCGGCACGCAAGGCAACGCTCTGTCCAAAGTTATCCTTATTGCTCATGTCGATAGGCTTTGCCTGTCCGGAGGCAAGAGAGAACTGAACAGGATCCGACTGCCGCTGCTTTATCACCTGATTTGCAGCCGAAACAACGTTGTCATAAAGAGCTGCGCGTGCCGCATACCCCTCCCCTGTATCACCAGTATCCGGGCGTAATTGCTCAACATATGCTGTAATGCTGCTTGTCGGCATGTTGCGGAAAGAGCCTATATACTGTCCGGCGATCTGCGTATTCTTAAACTCGGTATATCGCAGGTTTCCTTCTCTGACTCCATAAACTGCAATAAAATCATCCTCACCAGGTGGGTTAGGAAATTCAACGCCACGCATATACGCAGCCGTCGCATCGCGAACCCGGCTGTCGAGCATCGTTTTATATTCAGCCTGCTGTTGTCTGGCTAGTGCATCAGTCTGTCGCAACACGCTGGCCTGATCTGATTCACTTAAAGCATCGAACCAGGCTACACCGGTATAACGTTTATTTTTTGTCGGTAGCTGAGAAAGCCCCAGCGCAGCACTAACACCATCAGTTAACTGCTGATCACTGTATGGCTGGCTACCGTTTTCATGATGGATAATGGCTGCACAAAGCGCCTTCAGGGTATCCGGATTAGATGCATCGAGAGGCTCATCAGCAGAAACGCCAAGTTGTTCGCACACTGCTTTGATATACGACATTGTGTCATTTTTATCAGTGGGCGGTGCCCAGCGATTAATTATCCCGCTGACGGTATCAATACCCTGCCGCTGATACGACATCAGGTTCCGCCCTAATGCACGAATACCGTATTCAGGTGTTTCGAATTTAGCAAAGCGACCATCATCACCAGTCTGCCCAACCCACGGATTAGTTTTGCTGTATTCAAGATTGCCGGGGTTATTGTTGCGTATACCGCGGGTACGATCGGAAGAGCCACTATCTGCTACAGCACGGCGAGATCCAGCAGCAGTATCGCTTAACTCGCCGTTTTGCTGTCTTACCTGAAGATAGTTTGCTCCAATAGCATTTTGAGCAGTTGCTTTTGCTGTTGCTTCTTTAAACTCGATTTTCTTGGCCTGGATTTGCTCGTCACTCCAACCATGTGCAATGCCGTAATCCTCAATTTGCTGGAAAGTTTGCTTATTAGCCAATACGTATGCGGCGTTGTCGCCATACAATGCTGCGGCATTTTTACCATTGTTCAGCAGCGTAGCCTGAAACTGGCCTTCTTCGTAGGCATTTATTTGCCCTATCTCGTGCCGCCCTGCCTGCGTAGTGAACTGAATGCGCTGCTGCTGCGCCTGCTGCATGAAAGCATTACGAGCCTGTTCATCCGGCAGCGACATAGCCAGTTGTTCGACCTGAGTATCAAACTGCTGCGTATACTCCTGACCTTTTCCAATAGCATTTTTCCCTTTCAGGTTAAGCAAACCTGTTTCAGGGTTATTCAGCAGATCGCTGCTTATCTGACTGAGGTTAAGAGATGCCTCCTGAGCCAGAGCGATATTGGCACGCTGTTTTGCCTGACCAAAAACATCAATTGCTTCTGTCCCTGCCCGAACAAAAGCATCACCAATACCTGGCTGAGAAAACGTCTGCAAGCCTGCTGACTGAACTCCACGGCTCTCAACCTGACGTCCGGATACTGTTGGTACGACTGGCATTATAATCCTCCGGGTAATCTGGTTCCTGCTGCTGCCCCGATTGGCGCAGGGGTGCTTTGAGTAAACGGACTCCACGTCCCACCAAACATCTGGTACGCACCGTATGCCTTCAGAGGCGCAGTGAGCAATGTTGTTGCTGCTCCCACATTCCCCTGTTTACGGGCTGAACTGGCTTCTGCTTTATAGTTGGCAGCCTGAACCTGATAACCGTAAGCCTCGCGTTGCGCGTTATTCACCGTCGTCAGCGAATCAAGAGCGCCAAACTGGGCAGTGTCGCCAAATATATCCAGCGCGTTACCTGTAGATAAATCAGTGCCGGTAGCCCCCATTGTCGCCGCCTGTGTACCAAGCCGCTGTCGGGTCTCTCTGCGCCGTTGCTCAGCTTCAGCGTTACCTCTGTTTATTGCATCATTTGCCTGAGCAGTGGCTATATCTGCGTTCGCTTCTGCAACCTTCGAGGCATACTTTCCCTGTTGGTACTGGGTGTATGCCTGAATGCCACTCATGGCGAGCATTGCGCCACCAGCAATAACCGGATCGCACATTATTTTCTCTCCATGTGAAATCTGTGGAAATTAAGACCAAGAGCACCATAAGGCGCGGCTTCTTCAAGCCTGAATCCAAGCCAGTGCAGCCATGCTTTGGCAACATGGTTTCGCTCGTCGACGTAGTTTTCCAGGCGCGGATAAACTGCCAGCATCTGCTGCAATACAGGTCGGCAGTGGCGAAGAAATGTCTTCTGATATTTTTCAATACGGCTGGTTCCGACCAGCCAGGGTGTACCATTGCCACCGATCATTGACGCCGGAGATACACCAAACATGGTTACCAGTTCTCCGTTCGCGAACCCTGACCAGGCCATAGTCGCAGTGCGAAGACCAACACGCAGCGCATCTTCGGTAGTCATCAGCGATACCGCATACAGTTCGTCAATATCAGCCTGACGAACATCCGGCAAAATCATCTGAAGATGCTCTTCGGTGGCGGGAATAATTCGAACATCGATCATCAGAATCCCCCAACAGTAAGACGAGGAATAACGGCAAGAACAGACAGCGGCAACGGGTCAAGCTGACGGATTCTTACACGTCCGTTTTTGCCCCAGTTACTGTCCAGTTTCACTTCTACTTTTCCGGTAGCGTCATCAACAGGATCATCGTAGAACTCGAATTCACGCTGTGGATATTCGTACCATTTACCGCCGGGCGTAGTCGCCCAGATGCCGCGACTGGCATTCACAACCAGAGTAACGGACGGGATCACCTGTTTTTTGTCCAGCAGCGTTTCCTGTCCGTTAATGTTGATATCCAGTGTTTCGAATTCAGCAGTTATTGGCAGGCCGATGTGCACAACAGCCCCAGGTGATTCCAGCGTGACGGCACCTCCGGAAACCACTTTCTGTGGTTCCACGTTCGCATCAGAGAGAATGTTTACGGTCTGGCCTTCAAGATGAGACAGGCCGCCAAATGTCCGGCGCGCCATCTGCCAGTTCGTGGTAGCCACATTCCTGAGGGATGGCGGGACGTTCCTGTTAGCACGAACCACTACAGCGGTATTGCTGGTTACAGAAATGATGTCGCAACGTAATTCTTTTGACACTTCATCGCCAGTATCAGGATCAGTTCCGGTATAAGGGAACTGTAGTTGAGCACCGACATCACTACTGGTGAAGTACGCACCACCAGAAACACTGATTGTATATTCCGCGCGGTAATCCCATTCGCCAGAACCACCAGTGATGATCATCGTTCTGTCAGACGTATTTCTTCCATCATAGCTAAGGCCAGAATCAACAAAGAAAGCATCTTCATCGCTGGTAAATAAACGGCTGGACAGCCTCTCGATGTATCTCACTGTTTGCCCGTTAACGGTTCGGTTAACGACGAAATACACCGCATCTTCATTGCCTTCGCTGATACTGCATGTGCTTTCATATTTTCCGGTACTGGATTGTGGTGCCCATGCAAAAACCTGCTGATCACGCAGATAGGTCATCACCAGTAATTTACCGTCATCACGAATGCAGAAGGCGCTGGAGTAAGGGACAATAGAGAAGCACCAGTCAACAATGCTGTGCTTCTGAAAAAGATGATTGGCAAGGATGGTCAGGTCGTTCCCCTGATAGCCGTCAACATCGAATGAGTAGGCCAGATCACGGACAACGCTGCCTTTCTCCTGAACGAACAGAGCAATATTCGCCACAGCAATTGGTGGGACGTTGCTTGAGCCATTTGATCCCTGAGAGCTGAATGCAAATGATGATGGGGTTAACACTTTGTTCTGGTCGCCGGTGATGACGTACTCACCTCCGGAAGTCAGCGCCACCAGAGAACCAACATCAATCAGGTGACGGATCTCATTAACCTGACGCCCGGCATAGGTGTAGATAATTCTGTCGTCATCCTGCGTAGGATTGCTTTTGCCAAAATCCTTATAATCCCCGGTACGGCTGGCCCAGATAGTCTGAGGGAACGCAGTCGATGCGGCGAAGTAAAGACGTTGTTGATAATAAACAACAGTGCCAGGATAACCATTAACACTGTTCCAGGCATATTTAGCCCATTTATAGCTGGCATTATCCTCGCCCACGACCTGCGAAGGGATATAGGAAATCACCTCGGCAGTTGCAGTAGTTCCATTTGCAGCAGTGATACGGGCAATGCCAAAACCACTGTGCAGATATTCCCACTCAATGCCAGTATCATCATCACCGGATCCGCCCCAGCCATCCCATGATGTGCCTTCTGTATGCGAAGGGCGCAAAGTGCCTGTTTTGCCTGCTGTAACGGCGCGATAGTAGTTACTGTCTGCACGGCGAATATCGCCAATCGACGTACTCTTACTGGTTTCCCATACCGGCACTGAATCCACTGCAGGCTGTTCCAGATAGAACAATTTGCCTACCTGCTCCGCGCCAAAAATAGAGGCGTTTGCCGTTAACGTAATTGTCCCGGTGCTGGCGCTGGCATAAACCGTCACTGACTCGTCAATATTGATATCTTCAAATGGCCCGTTCTTCGTTACCACATCAACCAGTTGCCAGTTATCATGCGCATAGCGGCGCAACTCTTTCGGCGGGTATGCCGGGTGAACCAGCGTAAGCACATCGGCGCTTTGCGTAAATTTAATTCGGAACAGATCGGCTTCAGTATATGGCGTGGCAATTTCATAAATAACATTGCTGCTGTTCAGCACCAACGCACCATCTTTGATAACGCGCATGTACTGGTGTCCGAACTCCAGAGCATAGGTCTGAACCGTCGAGAACTGGAACGGGATCAGGCGGCATTTCCGATTTGGGTATTTGGCGGCACCGACAAAACGCGTACCAGGTCGATTCTCAACGCCGCCATACTGCCGCACGATAAAGTTATCGCACTTGCGCAATGCCACCTGGTACTTCGCCATGTCGATACGTCCGTACAACGACGGCCCAATCTCACCACCAGCAAAGCTGGGCTGGATCCAACTGATAGCCATCAGGACAACCTCGCAATGGTAAACTCATCAACCGGTGGCTGTGGTTCCTGTGATTCATTCTGGCTATGCGAGCCAGCACTAAGAATCACGCGATTGTACATATTGAGGGCAAACGTACCGAGGTCTGCATTCCCAGTCAGCGCCATGTTAATAGCTGCCGCAAGACGCCAGGCCAACGCCTCCATAAAAATGGCATCAAACATGTTCACATCTGAAACGCGAGAGACATACTTGAGCCATGCCTGAGGCTGGTCTGTGTAGATCAACTTTCCTGTTCCGTTGGTGTCTGCACCAACTTCGTACTGAACGCGCATTGCTGCTGTTGGATTGCGTACACCAGGAAGCATAATTTCAGTAATGCGCAGACAATCTGACGGGTACTGGTACGCATATTCCCAGTCAGGCGGTGGATTGCTCGTATCTGCAAGCGCCACGCGTTTGGTAGCAAAGTTCCAGTCAAAATCAGAAAGCACAGCATCACGACAGGCCTCAAAGTGCAGCGAACATTCCCCCGCTTCCTTGCTGGCTTCCGTCAGGCTGTTAATGCTGCGGCTATTGCCAATATTGGACAGCGCACGATTGCAGATCTCTACTACAGAGGCCATTACTCACCCCCATTGCCGTACAGAGTTTCAGCCGCTGATTTTTCTACATCCCCGGAAACAGGAGCGATCGCCATATCAGTGATCTGCAGATCGGCGCTGCGATTAACACCATCGTCAGTTTCTCTGGCAGACAGGCCTCGAATAACAGCCTTTGCAGTTATCATCACTTCTGTTCCGACGCCCTTAGGTTGCGCCTTCAGCTTATTCAATGTCTCGTTATTCAGCGTGATGCACAGCCCCCACGGGTATTCATCGCGAGTTCTGGTTTCTCCGCTCTCATCCTGGTAGCTGTCAGTGCCGGTTTTGAGGTTTACGAGTTCCATATACACTCCTGCAATAAAGGGGCCGAAGCCCCTTGTCTGATCCGCGAGGCTTACACGCCCAGTTCTTTACGCTTATCTGCGATCTTCTCGCGGAGCGTTTCGGCTTTGGCGTTATGGTGTGGCTTCTCGTTAAAGAGCAATTTGTACTCTTCACGGAGCTTATCCAGTTCACCATCATCTGACACATCGTTGATGATTTTGGTGCTGATTGCTGCCATTGACACCTTTCCTGCAACTTTTGCTTTTGCCTGTCTGGCTGCATCGTTAACAGGTTCCAGTGCGCTACCAGGCTCACCTTCGTATTCGATTTCTGCCCCCTCCGGCCACAGAGTGTTATGGATATGAGAGAGGCGCAGAACGCGGTATCTTGGTTTCTCACCTGACATCGATATCACCTTAACCAGTTACTTTTGAGCGGATCGGATACGGCGTATTGGCATCAACATCAAGACTGATACCAGCAGTGAATTCGCCAGCCGTTAGTGGGCCAGTTGCGACGGAGTAGTTAACACGCAGATATCGCTGAACACCGGCAGGCACCTTTGCAGAAACAACTCGCTTACCTGCTGTCAGGATGGTCTTTGCCAGTGCGCCACTATCATAAATAGTGGTCCATGAGGTGTTATTCTCACTCGTCTGCAACTGGATGTTTACAGTTGCATCACCGCTTGCTGCGGCGGCTGTGTTAACCAGCGCCCAAAACTCAAGCGGGTAACCCACGCCGATATCACGACGTTTTCCGTCAATTGGACCGAGATCGATTACGTCAGTAGAAGCCGCGGTATTCGTAACCGCCTGAGCTTCGGAGAACATCAACAGTTTGTCGGTGATCATCTTCTTTCTCCATTAGTGGGTCTGTTACGACCCACAGGTTAATAACAGGCGTTACACCACGCGGGCTTCTGTTTCCAGAAGCGCATCAGTTTCACGGATTGGTACACCACGGAATGACGTCCACCACTCGCCTTCAGTCTCTTTTACGCTAATCGCCAGAGATGTTTTCTCCAGAGACTGCAGATCAAGAGCCTGGCCTACAGTGCGGTTCATGTAGAACACCGGGCGACCCATGCCACGGTTTGGAATGCGATGCAGTGCTTTAACCATCAACTTCGCAATATTTGCGGCAGAGGAAGGTTCTGAAAGATTGCTGACATCGATGTTTGCAATGCGAACAACATAACGCCAGTCACGCAGAGCAAGTCCGTTATCCCATTTGTAATGGGTGCGATAGCCTTCGTACTTGCCGCCATCAGCATCTTCCAGTGTCACCTGGCCTTTATCTTCCATCTGGATGCCAGCCTTCTGCCCTTTCGGGAAGATGCCATGCACGGTGTTTTCGCCCCACACCACTAACCAGATTGAGGTGTTATCTGTACCCGTGCCACCAGCATCAATGATGTTCTGAGCATTACCCGCAGACAGGCTGGAATAGCGGGAGGACAGTCCCATAAACTGCTGAGGGTTAACGCTTGAATCACCATAAAACAACGTCTGCGCCATCTGCTGATTCATCGCTTCAATAAATGCGCGGTCTTCAGACAGGCGGAATTCGGCGGTATTACCGTTCAGATCAGCCAGTGACTTATCGACTTCAGCATAGGTCTCCAGCATGCCAACGGAATCGGTGACCTGCACTGTGGTTGATTTGCTTGGTTGTACGCCATAGTTCAGTAAACGCCAGGTAGCTGAAGGTAAACCAGAACGAATGGTGGTTCTGTGTCCGGTAGGAAGGTTCCCTTCGACAAAAGGCATATCCTGAAGGATCGGGTTAGTTTGACCGAGAAGCTCGATAATCTTATCGACTTTCCCATTTGGATCGATGCGCTTACCCCAGTCAGCCAGCGTTAGCGCAGTTAAGCCTTTAACAGCCATTGTCATTTCCTCTCTTATTTGCCATAGAGCACTTCGGCCGCACTACGCTGGCCTTCATTACCACCGGTGACCATGCCATCTTCAGACATCGCCTTTCCGATTTTCACGAACGTTTTGACCAGATCAGGGTGATTACCCAGCCCGGTGGTGTTCAGATATTCTTTGAGTTCAGGTGTCCCGAACTGGTCAAGCGCACGCTGTGCGGCGCTAAGGTTAGAAATCAACTTGTCGCCACCGATTTCTTTGTCAGCTTTTACATCCGCAGCCCACTGCTCGGTTGTTTTCTGCCAGGCTTCTGCCTGGCGCTGCTGAACACCTGCCAGAATCTTCGGATAAGCATCAACCAGCTTTTGCGCTTGCTCGTTGGTCAGGTTAAGTTCTCGCGCCACCGGCTCGAATTCCTTCAACGCTTCTGTATCCAGTTCTACGCCTTCGGCAGCATGAAATTCGTACTTCTCAGGCGCACCCTCTGGTTTATCGCCGTCCTTTTTTTCATCCTGCTTATCGTTTTCAGGCTTTTTGTCATCAGCAGGTTTATCGCCATCAGCAACAGGTTGTGGCTTATCACCTTCCGGTTGTGATGGATCACCAACTGGAGCAGGGTTATCACCTGCAGGCGCTGACGGTTCTGACGCAGCCGGAGCTGCTCCACCATCGACTGGTTGCTCATTGCAAAGACGGCGATACAGCAAACGCTCAAATAAATTCATGATCACTCCTGTTCACTGGCCTCTTTGGCCATCTTCAAATACTGTTCAGGGCAATGCGCCATAACGCGCTGAAACAGTTCCAGCGCCAGATTGCGTTGCCCCTCATTAAATGCCATTGCCATAGCGTCCATCGGTGAGATAGCGGAAAACACACGGCCTTTCTCCAGCACCGACCAGACAACGCGACGCCCCTGTTCACTGCTCATGACAAAGCGAATGTCATCAATTTCACGCTGCGCCATGTCACGTTGCTTACGGGCGTTTTCTTCTTTCAGTTGATCGTCTTCGTAATCTGTCATTGTGATTGCCCACCCTGACCACTAACTGCATTCGCCATAGCTGACAAAACACTCGGATCCGAAGTTTTAGCTTCGCTTAGCGTCTTGGCGCCCTGTGCCGCCGCCATCCCCATCGCCATCATTTGTTGCTGCTGTGCCCGTTGCTGGCGAGCCTGCTCAACCTGTTCCTGCGGAACAATGACGGTTGGAGACACTCCGGACATATCAGCGAATGCATCGATCGCCTGATCAACGTTGAGTTTGTCGAGAGCTTCTGGTTTCGCTTGCGCAAGTTGACCAATGAAGTTAACCGTGGACGCCAGACTGGACAGGCCGATAGACTTCTGCGCCTGAGCCATGACGGAAATGTATTCGACCTTCAGGGGCATGCCTTCCATCGCGTCAGGCGGTGGCGGCAGCATGTTTTTACGCACCATCATCGAGAAAGCTCGGTCAATGAGAGGGTTAAGACATTCGTCGTTCAGACGCTCCAGAACCGGCCCCAACATCAGAAGCTTTTCTTCTTTTATTTCGATCACTGCTTCAACAGGCATCGAGCGGGTATTGATGTTCTGCAACATCATGAACAGATCGACAAAGTAGGCGCTGTTAATGATTTGGCGGGTGTCCTGAATGTCTGCTACCAGATCTGCTGTACTGGGGTTAACCAGATAAGCAGGCCTGAAACCATCCTGACCAGTAATCTGATCGATATACGTGATGTCGCCAGGAAGAAGGGAGGCGCGCTGATTCTTGAGGGAAGTCGGAGCAACCATCGGCGGATTGGTGGCTTTATCAATCAACTGCGACTTGCGCTTCTGGAGAAGCTGCAATGCCTTAACAGGTCCAAGCGCCAGCATACCCGGGCATGATGATCCATAAACATCTTCGCCGTTAACTTCCCAGCGCGGAGCCATAATTGGAAACTCATCGAATCCGGATTCACGTAACAACTTGTCGTTGTCGCCGCCAACCTCGTAATAAACCGATTTGAATAGCTTGTTCTTGCTATCCAGCTTCGATGTATCGCGGTCAATGTTCGGGTAAACCGAATGCATCACCTCAATCCACTTCTCGTAGGTGCCGCTTTCCCACATGCTTTTTACGGATTCGCTGACGTTATTTAGCCCGAACTCCTGAACAAGCTGACGAACAGTCATAGAGAACTTGCGAAAACAGGTGTCAACACTGCCACGAGGTGAGTTAGCCAGGTAGTAACTGCCTATCGGGAATGGCATTGTGCGAATGATGTCCTCGTCATCCTCCAGCACTGCCATTGCACCAGTGCTGTATGTGCCGAGGCTTCCGTATAACTGCGGCAGCGACTGATAGAGATTCGACTTATTGAACATATCGTTCATGCGGTTCTGCACCGCCTCAAGCCACAACTTAACAGGGCCATAATCCATCATTTCAGGATCTGGCGTAGCCAGGCGAAACCACGGACGCGCGGGGCTTGTGATGCCTGACATCATGCCGCTGGCGAGAGTGCGCGCCGCCATAGTCCCGGTCGAATCAATAATGCGTGTATTGCGTCGATCGTTACGGTTGACCTCAGAAGTCAGAAAGCGGGAACCACGCGGGTTGATGTAATCACTCAACTCGCGCCAGTGCGGCTCGAACGACTGACGCTCGCTTTCAAGTTGTGCGAACTGTTTGTTCAATCGCTCTTTAGTTGTTTCCGCCATTTCAATGACTCCGGTTACTGACCAAGCAGCGTTTTACCGCTGGTATTAGCGGTTGATGTGTCGCCCTGAGAACCGGTAAGCAGCGTAGAACTACGACCAGCAGCAGCGCGACGGCGACGTGTTTCTTCGTCGCGGGCATCAACAACGGCGGCATCCTGCTCCTGTGGTGCAGCCTGAACTTCTGGTGTTGCAGGCACTGATGGTGAGCTACCCATGCACATATCAATGACTCCGTACGCAATTAAATTATTACCAATTTAACCACATATGATTTATTTATCGTAGATAGTTGACATTTAACGCACGAATTATTACCTTTCAGGTAACCAAAGAGTTCATTCCGGTTACTAACCTGACTGGCTTGTCGTTAAATTGAACAGGTGGAGTGAGCTTTTATTTTGAGCAGTACGGCGTATGGCACATGCGCCGATAGCGGTCTGGATACGTTTAAGGGGCACCCTCCCTTTCTCGGGCAAACGAACCAGGTAGCCGGAATGTGCAAGTCGAGCGGTTTTATTCCGCGCACGGGGATTCACCATCCCGGCGATTCGGTGTGACACCTCGGAAGAGACGAGGGTACAACGATGAGAGCATTTATGGAGCCGCGACAAAGTGTGGCGCCTTAACAGGCTAAGTGCTCTCAGCGTTGTGGCATTAGATCAGTTGGACAGAGCAACCGCCTTCTAAGCGGTTGGTCGCAGGTTCGAATCCTGCATGCCACGCCAGAATCACGCCTAAGGACCGTGATGCCAGAAGTTCCAGGGGCTTGGCGGTGATGGTTTCCCTTGAAGGCCTATCACCGCCCTTTTTACAGCAGGACGCCATTGCGATGACTTCATGCTGTAAACCCGTACAGCCACGGAAGGCATAACTCATTGCTTCCAGTTCGCCCGGTTCGCCGGGCATTTTTTTGGCGTGATACATCACAATTATGATATCGATGCAGATTACGACATACATGAAAAACATGTCATAGTATCTCCTGAGGTTAATCTCGATTCAAAAAGAGGATGATTTATAATGATTAGAATCAATAACGTACGTGGTGCTAGCGTTAGCGTCAACGGAGAAGACTTCACTGGTCATCATATTACGATTAACAATGGAAAAGTGATCGTTGATGGTGTCGAAAAAAATAGCAATCTTGACGGACAGATTAACGTAACAATTAATGGAAGCGTGGAAGGCGTTGAGATTGAAAATGGATCAGTGACTGTAAGCGGTGATGCACATTATGTGAAAACTATGTCTGGTGATGTCCATTGTTCCAATGTATTGGGAAATGTAAACACCATGTCTGGAGATGTAATCTGCGAAACTGTTGGTGGAAACGCCAGCACAATGTCTGGAAATATTATCAAGAAATAATTATTTAAAAACAAAGCCCGCGCATTTGGCGGGCTTTGTTTTATCCTCACCAGAGGATATCAACGACATTATCCCCACCAGCGGATTAAGCATAAGGGTCATAATCCGTTATGGCCCTTCCCTGCTGGCTTTGCTGTCCTGGTATATTTATGCGTTTCGAGACCGGGAAAGCAAACGTCAGCAATAGCGCATCGCCTTTACCAGGAGAACGCCCAAGCCGCTCTTTGATATCTTCCTTCGGTTCGATAACGATTTTACCGTCCACTCGAACTTTGTACTCTGCCGCCGACAGGTCGTCCGCTGTTTCCTGGTCATCCAGCATGCCGCCGAGCCTCAGCCATGTCTTGCATGAATTGAACATCTCCCCACGCTTGTTGAGCATCTGCGGGTCAGTAGACGCGCCACCGAACGGAACAAGTTGCCATGTACGACCCCATCCGTCACCGATTGACTTCAAACCGGTTCCGTAACCGAAGTCGATGAACACCGCGTCAGCCTGATACTGGTCTTCAAAGTCAGCGATACGCTTCGCCATAATCAGATCGTCGGTAGTCTTGTTGCCAGTCCACAGCACCTTACTGTGTAGCCCCTGCCGCAGGTATATCACCGCGTCATCAACGCCTGAATATGCCGGGTCAACACCGATTATCACCGGAGCATGTGCCACCTGCGCAGCGGTTACCACCCGTTTCATTGCCTCGTCAGTAAGACCGGTAGGGATAAACTGCAATTCAGATGCATCAGGGAATATGCCGCGCACACGGATTTTAACGAAGTCGCTGTCTTCCCCGTAGTCATCAACCCATTTCTGCAACTGCTGTTTGTTAGTGCCTTCCACCGTCCGGCTGTCAATCTGCGCACACTTCCAGCGGTGTTTGTACTTGCGGAAACATTCACGGAAACGCCCGGTGTTACGCGTCGGGTTCCCGAACGCCACCCAGATGATTTCGGTGTCTTCGTCCGTCAGCGCACCCTCTGCTACCTCCCACACCAGATCGGCAATGTTCGACGCTTCATCGAATACCACGATGATGCGTTTGCGCTCGTTGTGTAGTCCGGCGAATGCCTCAGTGTTGTGCTCAGACCAGGGGATTGCGTCAGCTCGCCACCGCTTGTCGTGCCCAGGGTCATTGCTGTACATCGCGGTAGCGGTACAGGTAAACCAGTCTTTCGTGATAGCAAGGTTTGACCACTTGATAATTTCCGGCCAGGTCTTCGTTCGTAGCTGGTTGTCGGTGTTGGCGGTCACCACGACCTTACAATCCTCGCAAGTGGACATGCCCCAGTTGATCAACATTGAGATGAATGCTGATTTACCAATACCGTGACCCGAAGCACGTGCCAGCATAAGCGGCTGATAGCGCGTCTCGGGATTCTGCAGGTGATCACGTATCTCTCGGAACGCATCGGCCTGCCACTGACGTGGGCCGGTAGCATGTGCCAGTTCAGTCCCCTCTTCCCCCCACGGGAACGCATAGAGGGCATAACCAAGCGGATCGTGAGTAAACCCTGCAATATCCTCGATCAACTGCTCTTCAGGAGATAACGCTGCATCTGTCACTGATTGCCATCCTGACGTTCTTTCAGTCTCTTCCTGGCTGCTGCTATGCGATCAGCAATTGTCACATTCACATTAACATCCAGACGTTCTTTGAACGCGTTGACATCAACATGCTTACCAATCAGCTCAAGGTTCTTCACCTTGTCAGGCCATTTAATTTTTTTGAGGATTGTCTCTATCGAATCCTCGTTCATGTTCATGATGGTCGATGACAGATCAAAGCCGCTAAGCGTAGTGCGCCAGATTTTCGGCCACTCGCGTATTGGCTTAAGGCTCCCATCGTCGTTGAGGATGTCGATCACGTCCATCTGGTCGATCTCCACCAGGCGCATGAGAACGTTATCAGCACTGACGCGCATTCGTTTGTTGCGCTCCTCCATCAACTCGGCAATCCGTTTTTGAATGCGTTCATCGCGCATCATGACACTGGCTTTAACTGCCGCTGTATTTGGGGAGAATCCTGCGTTAATCGCTGCCTGAGTCTGGTTTTCAGGCGTTTTGATGTATGACTGGCAATAAGCCTCCTGCATTGCTGTGAGCGGCTTAAATTGCGTTGATTTGCGTTTATAGGTTTTAGGTTCAGCAGGCATCATAACCACCGTGGTAATAGTTACCGTTGTGGTAATAGTACCATGCAAAATAAAGCCGCCATAGTTGGCGGCAGTATTCAAAGTCCATCAAATTCATCGTAAAAACTCTCGTCAAGATACCCTTCCCATTTACCGCGAATGAAAATTACATCCTCGCCGCAAGGGTGCTGACTGTCGATAACTATATCCCTCCTGGCGCAACCATACTTATGCATGAGAAATTTAACCTCTTTCGGAAAATTTGCTGAGTTATCTCTCATATCTTCAAGGTCGTAGCGTATTTTTGGCATAACACCTTCGTGACATGTCACACTATTAATTTCGTTTCATGCCAGCCTTTAGTCACCCAGCATTGTGAGTCACCATTACACGGGCATGAATTCACAGGAACTCTCTCGCCGCACTTACCGCAACGTTTTCTGCTGATCGATTTTATACGCCCGTGCACGCGAGCATCATCCTGGCGGATAAGTAACGCAATATACTCACCAAATTCGTAAGGCACACGCCCGGGGCGACGCGTGGCACAGTTACGCTCCAGCATTTCAATTTCCTGAGCATCAAGCACAATTTCCAGCTTACGCACACCGGATTCAGCTTGTCTGGCTCTCTGAGCGGCTTTGCGCTCTGCTGCTGATTTAGCCATCAATATTCACCTTTATCGCGAACACCTTTACCGGTTTATCACCGAAGTGTGGATGTGTGATTGTTTTTATTTCATATCCGTTATACGGGACGTCAATTCTGCGACTGAAGTCGTCGCGCTTCGGATATCCCTTTGTGATAATCAGGCGGTCATATTCCCGGAACATGATTCGCTTATTCCAGTAGTCATTACACAGGCGATACTCTTCCGTTTTATCTCCGCGAATCATGGCATCGAAGTATTCACCTTTGACGGCAAGTTGCAGGTTAGCCATTACCGCTCCTCCAGTCTCCATACTGCCTGACCAATCCGGCTGGCATGTTTATCTTTAGATACTGTTCCGTCTTTAGCAATCTCCATAAGAATTTTGCGCAAATCTGCCGAACGCCATTCTTCATCAGGAAATTCCTTCTCCATTGCCAACCGCAGATTCCAGGTTGCTATCGTGAATGGATATTCCCCGCCGAGAGCTTTATCTTGCAGGGCAGCCCGGGAACGCATCACCTGCAAAACCTTCTCTTTTACATCCATCATTTCGCCCCCTTCGGAGGTTCTGGCAACGGCATCCAGAACAAGACGTTCCCTAACCACGATAAAGTGCCGTCGCTCAACTCCACGTATTCCCCTTGCACCTGTCCTGCCATATACTCGCCGTGCTTTGAATAAATTAAAATCCAATCATCTTGAGGGGGCATTCGCTCACTACAGCTTATCCAACCATCCGGAGTTACCGGAGAATTGCCAGCCAGTCTACGCAAAACAGCCTTAATCGCATCAATACGGTCATCATCGCAACTTTCCAGCGTATCTATGCGGTCGAGCATGATGATTGCGTTATCAATATCAGGATTGCCGGTCCACTCATTACCGCGATTGGATTCGGCAGCCTGGTTGCCGTGTACTGTTTGATTCTCGGCTTTACCCAGTCTGTCGTTGCTGCATGAATGCCCTTCCAGCCAGGCCAGTGCTTGTCGCATGAAATACGCAATATGCTTGCCGTGGTAATCGTCTTCATCGATGTGAAAAGCGATACTGCGGATGTATTCAATTGCGTTTTCAATGGCCTCTAACGCTATCGGCGCTGGCGGGGTGGTATATAGTTTTCGGCATTTGTATATCCAACCGGCATGGTCAGGCGTGTCTGTAAAGCGCAAATCGTCTTCGTAGCAATCACGACTTCGTTCTTTCCATTCCGTCCACGGAACACCGATATTCCAGGTGGGGCGAGTGCAGGACTGATACAGAACAGGCTCTGCTTCCAGCGATGCCAGCGCAATTCGTGCCAGTTCTTCCGCTTCTTCTGCTGGCAGTACAACGTTGCTACCCGGTCCGTATGTTTCGCGCCACCGCTTGATTGTCAACAGTCGCTCTTTGGTAATAGTGGTCATGCCGCGTTTCCTTCTTTCTTATTAACAATTACGCCGTCATATATTTCATTAAGGTGCCCTCTCAACTCCATGCGCCTTAATGCAGATAACATGTAATCGCATTCAACCTGCTTATTCCCAGTAAATGGCTTATCGTCAGGATTACCCCAACAGCAATTACCCTTGGGCCACCCATGTACTTTCCGTACTCTTCCGTTAACAACGTGAAGCAATCCCCAGCCAGGCGGTAAATCCTCAACTGAAATAATTCCCGGCTCACTAATAAAGAATCGCCAGTCGCCCATTCCAAGAGACGGATTTTTACGGAAACGCTTTTTTCTATCTGCCAACAAGTCAGCACGAGAACACTTCGCCTCTATCAAGCATGATGCTGAATTTCTGAATCCCATAGCATCTGGCTGTTCTCCGGTACTGGTTACAGCTATAAAGCGGTCATGAAAGCAAACCTTGAACCCGTTGCGCTTAAGGAACTTGTACGCAATCTGACAGAGTTCGCGGTGTGTTAACGCCATCTCACTCTCCTTTAGTGCGCAGATAACTGTGGTTTTTCCAGCGGTTTTGCGCCGCGCTTCTGCTCCGCCAGACACCGTAAAAACGAATAGAGGAACACCCCCTAAAACCCAGATATCTATAGTAAATAACAAGCCGATTTGAGATACGGATACGCTGCCCGGGCTTTGCTATCAGCATCTTTGCCTTACGGTTTTTCATCGCTTTGCTCTCCTGCGTCTCCTTTGGTGCCAATATTTACAGCCTGACAAGCCTCTTTAAGCACCCAGTCAACAGCGTCCTTCCATGCTCCGGTTTCAGCTGGCGGATTCTCACACTTTACCTGTTCATAGAAGCGCACTGCTTTAACCAGTCCTTCCAGTACTACTGGCGATGGCTGTTTAGCTTCTAAATCAGCAATTCTGTCAACCACGGCATCGACGGCATCTGAAAAGCCGAACCAGTTACTCCACTCCGGCCTGTTACCGGTTGCTGCCAAGTACATATCATCTAAAGCAGACTCAGCATGGTCACGCTCATTAATGAGTTGCTCTTCGCTTTTTTCCAGTTCTGCAATGCGCTTCTCTGCGGCTTCCAGCGCTCTGCCCAGCTCGCCATTCTTCTTCTCCAGCGATTCAATTCGGTCAGCCTGCTGGTTGATATGGTTGTCCTGTGCGGACCATGCTTTGTCTTTGGCTTCCCGTTCATCCAGTAGTGCCAAAGCAACCTTTGGATTAAAGGCAGCAATAAATTCAGCGTTGTTTTTCAGAACGTGTTGCGCAATGGCCTGACTACTTAGTCGGACCTCATAACCACGTGCGCCACGGTGTGGTTTATATGAGTCCCAGTCTCCCCACGTTGCTTTTTCTGCCTTTTCACGCAGTACCTGATAGTCAATCTCGCTCACTGGTTGCCTCCTTTACGAAGCTGGGCGGCGAACTCGTTAAGTGATATGTAGCAATCTCCAAATGTTAACGAACCGCTCGACTGCATATGCTCCATAGCCATCTCCACGCCCTGCGCTCGTACTTCAGCCAGAAAAGCATCGGTGGCTGGAATTTGCGGCATACCTCCGTCTGTTGCGCAGATATACGCATCAGATATTTCATCCTGCTCGCCATTAAACACATAGCAACTCTGTACGATAAATTTATTCAGCCGCGCATTCTCCGCCGCCAGCGCCGAAAACTTCTCGTGTGCCAACTTAACAGCTGCATCAGCCTGCTTAATTGACTCAATCGCTTTCTGCTGGTCTTCGGCCAGCGCATTAGCACGCACCAGTTGCACTTCCAGTTGCGTTGCCAAATCGCTGAGCAGCTTTGCCACACTACGCATATCAACAGCACCACATTCTGCTTTCAGTTCCGAAGCCATCTCATGCCCGGCGGCAACTAACCCTTTGATATTACTTTCCATCTTTACCCTCGCTTATCCACATAACTTATTGATAACATTGATAACTAAAAAGATCGTCGATTCAGAACTCTTCGATGTTCCAGCCGCCACCAGCTTTCTTTGGTTTAACCGTTACCCCGATGATTCGGAACGGATACTGATCTGCGGCTACTTTGGTTTTCACCCTGGCGTCGTCGGTCCAGAATCCCCCTTTCACTTCGTGCAGTTCCATCTCTCCGGTGGCGAGCATCACAGCGAAATCGGGCGTATAAAACGTGTTATCAGCTAACCGCAGCTTGATACCCTCGAATCGATACCAGGCGATTTCCCCTGCACGTTTACGCTGCTCAAGGTGCTGGCAATACGCAGATTCTGTTTTGTTCATCTGGCCTGTTTTGAGTCGACCAAGAGCCTGTATCTGTTTTCTCATGATTTACCCCTAAGGTAATTAAAAACCACATAAGACACGAAATCAATAGATTTTAGAATATTTTATTACCCATAAGGTAATCATCGAGACATAAAAAAATGCGCTATCGCGCTGGTATTACTTGATAAATCCTGCCGCCTTTCCCCGCCTGTATTCCTCCATCAGCCACTGCGCCGGTGTTATTCCCCCCAGGGTGGCGGCGTTAGGCATGCACCCGAAACTTCGCCCTGGCGGGTGGTAAACGTCTCTCCCTGTGTCCGGAGGCGTACTCATGGGTTCTGGCTTTGCCTGTATGCTGATCACCGGATCGGGTATCTGCTGTCCGGAAGCCACCTTTTTCGCCCAATCATCGAGCAGCCTGCGTGCGTGTTTCTCAACCTCAATCTCGCTAAGCTGGCGCTGATACATTGCACGGCGGGTATCACATACGACCCAGTACATAACCGGATGTCGCCACGGGAATCTTTCGGGGCCACCAGGATATAAACTTTTTTCCTTGCTGTACCGGTGAAACTCCGCCATCACATCGTCAATGGTGACGCCAAGAACCATCTTGCTGTCTTTACACCACTTGATAAATTGCCCTGGCGACGGCCAGAACGGAGATTCACTGGCGCGGGCGTGGCGCATACCAGCGTTAACCTGTTCCATTGTTGTGATCCCATTCTCCAGAAACGCAAGCATCCATTGTTTTCGAAATTCGTTTAGCTTTCCTTGCTCGCTGATAGCAGCGATGCTGCCTGGAAATGCAGCCTGTAACTGGACAAACATTTCGTTGAAAATTCTTGCAACCTGCTCCTTCTTTGCCCTTTCATCGTCAGCAGAAGCAACCGCCGTCGAGTGGTCATGCCCACCACGAAAGCGATCGTACTCATTAAGAAGTTCTGGAGTTGATTTCATCCCACACCTCATCTATCCAGTCAGTGTTATGCCAGTCAAGGCTCTTTCTGACTTCACCTGATTTCTGTCTACAGAACTGGATGCGCCTTGCCAGCTTCTGCTCCCACTGTGCCTGATGGTATGCCTTCCCCTCAGCCATCCAGTAAATTCTGAACTCTGCAAGTTCCTGTGCCGTTGGCAGACTGTCCAGGTAGATTCCCTGCAATGAGCTTTTCCGAAGAAAGTCATCTGATGGCTACCATTGTTCATGCATGACAAATTTGCCTAATTGCCCTGGCCCACCAGGAGGAACAAAGTTATTCATCACGGCGTTGTTTGCGCCGGGGTCATGAGGCACAGAATCCCCGGTTTTTGTCCTGCTCTCCCTCTCTTGGTTAAATGACTGGTTATATGACTGGTTCTGGATCCCGTTTTTGGGATCATTCAACATCCCGTTTTTGGGTATATTCCCGTTTTCGGGAACATTACCGTTTTCGGGGTCATTACCCCCTTCTAGGTTGCCTTTAATGTTCCCGTTTTTGGTTATATTAAGAGAGAAAACCCGCACTCTTTTCGTCGCTCCCTTTCTCTCTCCGGTATCTGAAATAAGCCCCATTTTCATGAGCGATATAAGCCCGGCCTGCACGGTTTTTTTATTCAGGCAAGTGTCTTTAACGAGGCGTTCTATGCTGGGGTAGCAGAGGTTATATTCATCGGCTCTGTCAGCCATCGAGAGCAGTATGAGCTTTAATGACGAGCTACCTGGATCTGTCTCCCAGGCCCAATCTGTTGCATGTCTGCTCATGATTAATCTCCGCTATCAGCTTGAATGTTGTGGGGAGGAATTAATCATGATCTGCTTAATCTCTGCCCTGATGCGACGGTTTGATTCCATGGTGCACTCAACACAGTGTCCGTTGTAAACCCAGCGTTCACTGTCATGTCCGTGCTTACATTGTTTTCCGGTGTAATAGCGTTTAAGTCCGCGCTTTGCGGCATCAATACGTGTAATGATTTCCATGGTAAGCCCTGTTATTAGTATTGGGATTACGGTCATTTTGTGCTGACACAAAAAAAAGATCAACCAGATTTGGTTTTTTATTACCTTTGAGGTGCGAATAGATATGAAAAGACCGCCGGATGGCGGTCTACAGAGGGTTGTGGCTGGATATCATGAGTAGAAGAAGTATGCCAGTTCTGCTTTTGAGCGCAGCCATTGTCTTGATTTACAGGCTTTAAAAAGCCCATTCATCAATACCTTACCTGGCATTTTTCGCTTACCTGTTAAGTGAGTCTGGATATAGTGACTCGTCGTTCCGGCTTCCTGTGCGAAGGCTTCACGCTCATCCGGAGTAAGTGCAAGCCAGTGCTTTTTGAAATCGAAATGTCCGTTATCGCTCATAGCTATTGCCTGATATTTATTTCAGATAATAAATATTCACCCATAAGGTAACAAAAATCAAGGATAGTTACCTATGGGGTGCATTTACCTGTTGGGTAATATTGCTTTAAATTGAATCATCTACTGATTCATATATGAGGCGATTTTCCAGAAAATGAAAAGTATCCAGGACGTCCGCAGGCAAAATCTCAACGACTTGATCGACCGTGAATTCAATGGTGTTCAGACGCGGATGGCAGAAAAACTTGGAACTCAGGCAAATCTGGTAAACCGCTGGGCTCTTGGCAAGAAGGTTATCGGCGACCAGGTTGCGCGAAAAATTGAAGCTGCCGCCAATAAACCCCGTAACTGGCTTGATATCGATCGCTCGCTTTCTCAGGAAGGTTTTCAGCCTGTCGGCCCAAGCGACATTGGTCAGCTGGCGGCTCACAACCTGGAACGCTGGATGAGCGAAAGCCGCGACCTTTCAACTCAGGGAAAACTTCACCGCGCATCCGGCGTCGCCCAGGTGACAATCAGCCGCCTGTTAAACAATGAGGTCAGCGTTTCCATTTCCACCCTGGAGAATGTTGCATCCGCATTCGGGCGTCACGGCTATGAATTACTGATTCACCCGCACGACCCCGCGACTATCAACTATGACCGCTCGCGCTACGCATTGTTACCTGAAACAGAGAAGGCAAAGATCGAAAGTTACATTGAATTTGTCATCAACCAGAACGAAAAAAACAAACAATAAAATCATATTTTTCAGTAAGTAAGCTGCCTTCTGGCGGCTTTTTTATTGCCTGCTCAATTACCTGTCGGGTAATTTTTTTAACTCATATCTATTGACATCAAACCAGATACGCATAATCATTACCTCAACGGTAACAGACCGAGGTAACAAATTATGTAGTGGAAAATCATCAACGGTTGGTACTGCGTTACTGCATGCGGATTCATGAGCTGGAAGTTCCGCACCTTACAGGAAGGCATTAAGTGGGCTTTCGTCAGCAAAGAAGCTCGCGATGTGGCCAACGATAACGAGATATGGGAGGGCTGATAATGAACGTTAATCAGCAGAAAAATCTTCAAAAAATCATGCTGGCATTCGACAAGGACTACCGCCTGTCAGAACAGCTATATGACCGACAAGTTGAACTGATTGAGAGCATCCGACTTCATCAACTGTCCTCAACTTTCGACGTTGTAACAGGCAAAGGCGTTCGCCAGGAAGTACTGGAGGCTGCTAAAGACAGCCCTGAGTTCGAAGAACTGATGGATGCCTATCGGCGAGAGGCAATGGCAATTATCGCCCGCTGGGATCTGGCGGATCAGCTTGATGGACAGAGGGACGCGGCATGAAACCAACACTCCTCTCATTGCTGCGAGGTGGAAAACACAGCATCCGAGATATGGCAAAGATTCTTGGTATCTCAAGATCGAAGGTTTCTTGGTTCATCGCTGAGCTTGAACGTCGCAAATGGGTAGAGGTAACCAGGAGCGCAATATATTTCCACGATGGACCCCGTTCCAACAAGCAGAACGAATACAAGGTTAAGTTATGAATACTGGCATCTATTTCGACATCAGCAACGAAGACTACCACGCCGGTGACGGCGTGAGTAAGTCGCAACTGGACATGGTTGCCAAGAATCCGGCGCTTCTTAAATGGGTTCAGGCAGCACCAGAAGACGAAGAGAAAAAGTCTGAACTAGATATGGGAACTGCATTGCACTGTCTGCTTCTGGAACCTGGAGAATTCGACAAACGCTTCATTGTTTCACCAAAGTTCGATCGTCGAACGAAACAAGGTAAAGCTGACGCAGAAGCATTTCTTCGTGATGTAGCGGATATGGGGATTGCGGTACTTGATGCCGAGCAGTGGCGGAAACTGGAGCTGATGCGTGATAGCGCAATGGCTCATCCGGCGGCACGCTGGATGTTGGAAGCACCTGGTTACTGCGAAGCATCAATGTACTGGAACGATGAAGAGACGGGTGAGTTGTGCCGAATTCGTCCAGACAAATGGCTGAACGAGCACAACGTGATCGTCGACGTGAAAAAGGTTGCAGATATGGACCGTTTTGCACGCCACATCGAGGAATTCCGCTACCACGTGCAGGACGCAATGTACCGCGAAGGCGCAATGAGGGTTACTGGTCAGCCGCATGGTTTTTTCTTTCTTGCCGTGAGCGAAAGCATTGATTGTGGTCGGTATCCGGTACGCGTGTTCGAGCTGGATGCGCAGGATGTCGATGCTGGGCACGCTCTGTTCCGCCGGGATCTGAATACCTATCACGAATGCCGCATCAATGATGAATGGGGCGGTGTGGAAATCATTAAACGCCCTGAGTGGGCACGCAAACAGGATATGTACATATGAGCAACGACATCGCAAACATCAACGCACCAGTAGACACCGCAATCGCTGGAACTGCTGCAACTATTTTCAGCCCAGACGGCTTGAACCAACTGATGAAATTCGCCGAGGTAATGGCGCAAAGCCGCGTAACGGTACCGGCGCACCTCGCCGGGAAACCAGCTGATTGCATGGCCGTGGCAATGCAGGCTGCGCAGTGGGGAATGAACCCGTTTGCCGTGGCTCAGAAAACCCATGTTGTGAACGGCACGCTAGGTTATGAAGCCCAATTAGTAAACGCAGTTATCTCAACGATGTCGCCAACAAAAGATCGCATCAACTACGAGTGGTTCGGGCCGTGGGAACGCGTGATCGGTAAGTTTGTTGAGAAAACATCCAAAAACGGCAATCCATATATCGCACCAGGCTGGACTCTAAAAGACGAAGAAGGCTGCGGTGTTCGCGTATGGGCAACCATGAAGGGCGAGGATCAACCTCGAGTGCTTGAGTTAATGCTGTCTCAAGCACAGGTAAGAAACTCCACACTTTGGGCCAGTGATCCGAAACAACAACTCGCATACCTTGCGACAAAACGCTGGTCTCGCTTGCACTGTCCTGACGTAATCATGGGCGTCTACACACCAGACGAATTACAGGAAACGGCACCGCGCGTTGAGCGAGACATTACTCCGCAAACGACCACTGCTGCGGGAATGAACAGTCTGATCAACGCTAAACCAGTGAAAAAGCCTGATGAGCAAACGCGTAAAGCGGATAGCCGTGATCCAGAAGAAATGCTGATGGCCTTTACCAGCGCAGCGATGAATTACAGCACTGTCTCCGAACTGGATAAGGCTTACAAATACATTGCACAAAAACTTTCAGATGATGACGAACTGCTGGCAAAAGCCACCGACGTTTACAGCGTTCGTCGGGAAGAATTAAACGAAACATCTATGTAACCACCACCGCGGCGCCACGCGCGCCGCACTGCAACCAAGAGAGGTATTTATGAAAGGTGCATTAGGCAAGAAGGAACTCCTGGCGGTGGTGCCACTGTCATGGAGCACTATCGACCGCATGGAGCGCGCAGGGGAATTTCCTAAACGCTGGTATATCACTGACAAACGCTGCGCATGGAACCGTGACGAAGTTGAGCGTTGGCTTGATGAACGTCAGGCAGCAAGCCCGGCAGAGTTCCAGGGTAAAAAACCTCCTGTTCAGCAACGTGTATATCGTCCCGTGAGCAACGCTGCATGAGTGCGCTGCTAAGGCACTGGATCAAATGGTCAGGATGGTACTTATTCCTGGCCTCTGTTTCAGCATGGCTTTATCTGCTGGCATTAATTTTCAGAGAGGGTTGGATTAAGTGAGAAAGTTAAGCCGACTTGAAAAATATCACATGAACAAGGTTTCAATGCGCAGCCCTTCAAAGGTTGTTGCCGTTACTCCTGCGGCGATAGAGATCGAAAAACGCGCGATTGAAAGAGAGAAAAAAGGGCAGTTCCGCATTGCCGCCCACCTTTGGCTTCAGTGTATGGATGTTGCTTCTGGTGATGTTGAACGTGCAAGGATCGCGGTTCGCAGGGACCAATGTATCACAAAAGGTAACGGCCTTCGCCGTGGCGACTATAGCGGCATAGGATGTTGTGGGGTGGTATATGACTAAGAAATACACACTAATCTATGCAGATCCACCCTGGGCATACCGGGACAAAGCCACAGATGGTAATCGCGGTGCCGGTTTTAAATATCCGGTTATGAGTGTGCTGGATATCTGCCGCCTTCCTGTGTGGGATTTGGCCGGTGAAAACTGTCTGTTGGCCATGTGGTGGGTGCCAACACAACCACTCGAAGCACTAAAAGTTGTTGAAGCCTGGGGATTCCGTCTGATGACCATGAAGGGCTTCACGTGGATAAAATGTGGTAGTCGACAACCAGATAAACTGGTTATGGGTATGGGACACATGACTCGCGCCAATAGTGAAGATTGCCTGTTTGCAGTAAAGGGAAAACTACCTACGCGCATTAATGCAGGGATCGTTCAGTCATTTACCGCACCGCGGCTTGAGCACTCAAGAAAACCAGATATCGTTCGTGAAAAACTTGTGCAATTGTTAGGCGATGTTTCTCGCATTGAACTGTTCGCCCGCCAGACGTCTCATGGCTTCGATGTTTGGGGTAATCAGTGTGAAGACCCGGCAGTGCAACTACACCCCGGATACGCGTTGGATATTGGCGGATTAACAAATGCATTCAGCAATGCTCCGGTGTCACCAATAGACAACCAGGGGCGGGAGCGTGCAGCATGAACCTATATCAACGCATCAATGGCGCTGACTGGTGCAATATCTTCGTCGTCGGCGATCTGCATGGGTGCTACACGCTGCTGATGAACGAACTCGACAAAGTTTCATTCGACCCGGCGCGCGATTTACTTATTTCCGTTGGTGACCTTGTTGACCGCGGCGCTGAAAACGTCGAATGCCTGGATTTGATTACTATGCCGTGGTTCCGAGCTGTTCGTGGCAACCATGAGCAGATGATGCTGGATGCACTGGTCAACGGCGGAAGTTTCGGACATTGGATGTCAAACGGCGGTGGATGGTGGCACCAACTTGATTCTGAGCAGGATGTGCAACTCAAATACCTTCTGCCAAAGATTACCAACCTCCCGATGATTATCGTAAGCGTAAAGCCAATGCCGTCTGTAACACCTGCTCCTTGCAGACTAAATTAGAGCTCCTTCTAAATTAGACGGAGTTCTATTGATGGATAAACCTACAGACTGGCGCTCCGGAACCCGCCGGATATTTTCTAATGAATTTAAACTTCATATGGTTGAACTGGCTTCGAAACCAAATGCCAATGTTGCACAACTGGCCCGGGAACATGGCGTTGATAACAACCTGATTTTTAAATGGCTACGCCTCTGGCAAAGAGAAGGACGTATTTCTCGTAGAATGCCTCCAACTATTGTAGGCCCTACAGTATCACAATCTTTTCCGGCCTCTCCGACTCTGGTTCCAGTGGAACTTATCGACACCCCGCGCTGTGCTACAGATGCTCCTGCTCCGGAGGCATTATCAGTTGCTTGTGCAGCTTCCTGCCATGTGGAATTCCATTACGGTAAAATGATGCTGGAAAATCCTTCACCAGAGCTGCTCACGGTGTTGATCCGTGAGCTGACCGGGAGGGGACGATGATTTCACTCCCATCAGGTACCCGTATCTGGCTCGTTGCCGGCGTTACTGATATGCGTAAATCCTTCAACGGTCTGGGGGAGCAGATACAGCATGTGCTGGATGATAACCCCTTCTCCGGTCACCTGTTTATCTTCCGTGGCCGACGGGGAGACACGATTAAAATCCTGTGGGCTGATGCTGATGGTCTGTGCCTGTTCACCAAACGCCTTGAGGAAGGTCAGTTTATCTGGCCTGCGGTGCATGACGGTAAGATATCCATTACCCGCTCGCAACTGGCAATGCTCCTCGATAAGCTGGACTGGCGTCAGCCAAAAACATCCCGCCTTAACGCACTGACAATGTTGTAAAAAACGCCGGGCCGGATTATAAAAACGGCCATGGGTCAGAAATACCTCATTCGCATCGCTGAGCTGGAAAGGCTGCTCTCTGAGCAGGCTGAAGCCCTCCGTCAGAAAGACCAGCAACTGAGTCTGGTTGAAGAGACGGAGGCCTTCCTGCGCTCTGCACTGGCACGTGCCGAAGAAAAGATCGAAGAAGATGAGCGAGAAATAGAGCATCTGCGGGCTCAGATAGAAAAACTGCGCCGGATGCTGTTCGGAACCCGTTCTGAAAAACTGCGTAGTGAGGTTGAACAGGCTGAAGTCCTGCTGAAACAACGCGAGCAGGAAAGCGATCGTTACAGTGGGCGTGAGGATGACCCGCTGGTTCCCCGCCAGTTGCGACAGTCGCGCCATCGTCGTCCGTTACCGGCACATCTCCCCCGTGAAATATACCGCCTGGAGCCTGAAGAAAGCTGTTGCCCGGAGTGTGGCGGTGAGCTGGATTATCTGGGGGAAGTCAGCGCAGAACAACTGGAGCTGGTGAGCAGCGCCCTGAAAGTGATCCGCACAGAACGGGTAAAAAAAGCCTGTACAAAATGTGACTGCATCGTTGAAGCACCGGCACCATCCCGTCCGATAGAGCGTGGTATCGCGGGCCCGGGGTTACTTGCCCGCGTGTTAACGGGAAAATACTGCGAACACCTGCCACTGTATCGTCAGAGTGAAATCTTTGCCCGCCAGGGTGTCGAACTGAGCCGTGCCTTACTCTCCAACTGGGTTGATGCGTGCTGCCAGTTAATGACTCCGCTGAATGATGCCCTGTACAGTTATGTGATGAACACCCGCAAGGTTCACACTGATGACACACCAGTAAAAGTACTGGCACCGGGCAGGAAGAAGGCGAAAACAGGATATATCTGGACGTATGTCCGGGATGACCGAAATGCCGGTTCGCCAGAACCTCCGGCGGTCTGGTTCGCCTACTCACCGGACCATCAGGGTAAACATCCGGAGCAACACCTTCGTCCCTTCCGGGGTATCCTGCAGGCAGATGCGTTCGCAGGTTACGATCGGCTGTTCAGTGCCGAACGTGAAGGCGGCGCGTTGACGGAAGCAGGATGCTGGGCTCATGCGCGGCGCAAAATGTAAGCGTAAACTGACCGCCGTATGTAGCCATCAGACGAGAATTGGTAACTTAGACGCCCATCTGATATAGACGGACATCTAAGTATGGAATTACAGGACTGGCGAAAAGAACCTCGTAAAAACTATTCGAATGAATTCAAACTTCGTATGGTGGAACTGGCATCACAACCTGGAGCTTGTGTTGCACAGATTGCACGTGAAAATGGCGTCAATGATAATGTTATTTTCAAATGGCTCAGGCTCTGGCAGAACGAAGGGCGTGTTTCGCGGCGTCTTCCGGTAACGACCTCTTCTGACACTGGCGTTGAATTATTACCTGTAGAAATAACGCCGGATGAGCAGAAAGAACCTGTGGCGGCCATTGCGCCGTCTTTATCCACTTCCACTCAGACCAGAGTCAGTGCCAGTTCCTGCAAGGTGGAATTCCGTCACGGTAACATGACGCTGGAAAATCCATCGCCAGAGCTGCTCACAGTGTTGATCCGTGAACTGACCGGGAGGGGAAGATGATCTCACTCCCATCAGGTACCCGTATCTGGCTCGTTGCCGGCGTTACCGATATGCGTAAATCCTTCAACGGACGTAAGCGTAAACTGACCGCCGTATGTAGCCATCAGACGAGAATTGGTAACTTAGACGCCCATCTGATATAGACGGACATCTAAGTATGGAATTACAGGACTGGCGAAAAGAACCTCGTAAAAACTATTCGAATGAATTCAAACTTCGTATGGTGGAACTGGCATCACAACCTGGAGCTTGTGTTGCACAGATTGCACGTGAAAATGGCGTCAATGATAATGTTATTTTCAAATGGCTCAGGCTCTGGCAGAACGAAGGGCGTGTTTCGCGGCGTCTTCCGGTAACGACCTCTTCTGACACTGGCGTTGAATTATTACCTGTAGAAATAACGCCGGATGAGCAGAAAGAACCTGTGGCGGCCATTGCGCCGTCTTTATCCACTTCCACTCAGACCAGAGTCAGTGCCAGTTCCTGCAAGGTGGAATTCCGTCACGGTAACATGACGCTGGAAAATCCATCGCCAGAGCTGCTCACAGTGTTGATCCGTGAACTGACCGGGAGGGGAAGATGATCTCACTCCCATCAGGTACCCGTATCTGGCTCGTTGCCGGCGTTACCGATATGCGTAAATCCTTCAACGGACTGGGAGAACAGGTACAACATGTGCTGAATGATAATCCCTTCTCCGGTCACCTGTTTATCTTCCGTGGCCGACGGGGTGACACCGTCAAAATTCTTTGGGCTGATGCTGATGGTCTGTGCCTGTTCACCAAACGCCTGGAGGAAGGCCAGTTTATCTGGCCTGCGGTACGTGACGGCAAGGTATCCATTACCCGCTCGCAACTGGCAATGCTCCTCGATAAACTGGACTGGCGTCAGCCAAAAACATCCCGCCGTAACTCACTGACAATGTTGTAAAAAACTCCTGACCGCATTATAAAAACGGTCATGAGTCAGAAATACCTCATTCGCATCGCAGAGCTGGAAAGGTTGCTCTCTGAGCAGGCTGAAGCCCTCCGTCAGAAAGACCAGCAACTGAGTCTGGTTGAAGAGACGGAAGCCTTCCTGCGCTCTGCACTGACACGTGCCGAAGAAAAGATCGAAGAAGATGAACGGGAAATAGAACATCTGCGGGCTCAGATAGAAAAACTGCGCCGGATGCTGTTCGGTACCCGTTCTGAAAAACTGCGTCGTGAAGTTGAACTGGCTGAGGCTCTGCTGAAACAACGTGAACAGGACAGCGATCGTTACAGTGGGCGGGAAGACGATCCTCAGGTTCCCCGCCAGTTGCGACAGTCGCGCCATCGTCGTCCGTTACCGGCACACCTTCCCCGTGAAATACACCGCCTGGAGCCAGAAGAAAGCTGTTGCCCGGAGTGTGGCGGTGAGCTGGATTATCTGGGGGAAGTCAGCGCTGAACAGCTGGAACTGGTGAGCAGTGCCCTGAAAGTGATCCGCACAGAACGGGTAAAAAAAGCCTGTACAAAATGTGACTGTATTGTTGAAGCACCGGCGCCGTCCCGCCCGATAGAGCGTGGTATCGCGGGCCCCGGATTACTTGCCCGCGTGTTAACGGGAAAATACTGCGAACATCTGCCACTGTATCGTCAGAGTGAAATCTTTGCCCGCCAGGGTGTCGAACTGAGCCGGGCCTTACTCTCCAACTGGGTTGACGCGTGCTGCCAGTTAATGACACCGGTGAATGATGCCCTGTACCGTTATGTAATGAACACCCGCAAGGTTCACACTGATGACACACCGGTAAAGGTACTGGCACCGGGTCAGAAAAAGGCGAAAACAGGGCGTATCTGGACGTATGTCCGGGATGATCGCAATGTGGGTTCGTCATCTCCTCCAGCGGTCTGGTTCGCGTACTCGCCGAACCGGCAGGGGAAACACCCGGAGCAACACCTCCGCCCCTTCCGGGGTATCCTGCAGGCGGATGCGTTCACAGGTTACGACAGGTTGTTCAGTGCAGAACGTGAAGGTGGTGCACTGACAGAAGTTGCGTGCTGGGCCCATGCCCGGCGAAAAATCCACGATGTATACATCAGCAGCAAAAGTGCGACGGCAGAAGAAGCCCTGAAGCGAATCAGTGAACTGTACGCCATCGAGGATGAAATACGGGGATTACCGGAGTCAGAGCGTCTTGCCGTCAGGCAGCAGCGAAGCAAAGTGTTACTGACGTCGCTGCATGAATGGATGGTGGAGAAGAATGGTACGCTGTCGAAAAAATCCAGACTGGGCGAAGCGTTCAGCTATGTACTGAATCAGTGGGATGCCCTCTGTTATTACAGTGATGACGGTCTGGCGGAGGCGGATAATAATGCTGCGGAAAGAGCGCTTCGTGCAGTCTGTCTCGGAAAGAAAAACTTTATGTTCTTCGGCAGCGATCACGGCGGCGAGCGAGGAGCACTGTTGTACGGGCTGATCAGCACCTGCCGACTGAACGGTATCGATCCGGAAGCGTATCTGCGCCATATCCTGAGCGTACTGCCGGAATGGCCTTCCAACCGAGTTGACGAACTCCTGCCATGGAACGTAGTACTCACCAATAAATAAGCGTCAATACGGCACTCCGTTAACGCTTACCAACGGACTGGGAGAACAGGTACAACATGTGCTGAATGATAATCCCTTCTCCGGTCACCTGTTTATCTTCCGTGGCCGACGGGGTGACACCGTCAAAATTCTTTGGGCTGATGCTGATGGTCTGTGCCTGTTCACCAAACGCCTGGAGGAAGGCCAGTTTATCTGGCCTGCGGTACGTGACGGCAAGGTATCCATTACCCGCTCGCAACTGGCAATGCTCCTCGATAAGCTGGACTGGCGTCAGCCAAAAACATCCAGCCGTAACTCACTGACAATGTTGTAAAAAACTCCTGACCGCATTATAAAAACGGTCATGAGTCAGAAATACCTCATTCGCATCGCAGAGCTGGAAAGGTTGCTCTCTGAGCAGGCTGAAGCCCTCCGTCAGAAAGACCAGCAACTGAGTCTGGTTGAAGAGACGGAAGCCTTCCTGCGCTCTGCACTGACACGTGCCGAAGAAAAGATCGAAGAAGATGAACGGGAAATAGAACATCTGCGGGCTCAGATAGAAAAACTGCGCCGGATGCTGTTCGGTACCCGTTCTGAAAAACTGCGTCGTGAAGTTGAACTGGCTGAGGCTCTGCTGAAACAACGTGAACAGGACAGCGATCGTTACAGTGGGCGGGAAGACGATCCTCAGGTTCCCCGCCAGTTGCGACAGTCGCGCCATCGTCGTCCGTTACCGGCACACCTTCCCCGTGAAATACACCGCCTGGAGCCAGAAGAAAGCTGTTGCCCGGAGTGTGGCGGTGAGCTGGATTATCTGGGGGAAGTCAGCGCTGAACAGCTGGAACTGGTGAGCAGTGCCCTGAAAGTGATCCGCACAGAACGGGTAAAAAAAGCCTGTACAAAATGTGACTGTATTGTTGAAGCACCGGCGCCGTCCCGCCCGATAGAGCGTGGTATCGCGGGCCCCGGATTACTTGCCCGCGTGTTAACGGGAAAATACTGCGAACATCTGCCACTGTATCGTCAGAGTGAAATCTTTGCCCGCCAGGGTGTCGAACTGAGCCGGGCCTTACTCTCCAACTGGGTTGACGCGTGCTGCCAGTTAATGACACCGGTGAATGATGCCCTGTACCGTTATGTAATGAACACCCGCAAGGTTCACACTGATGACACACCGGTAAAGGTACTGGCACCGGGTCAGAAAAAGGCGAAAACAGGGCGTATCTGGACGTATGTCCGGGATGATCGCAATGTGGGTTCGTCATCTCCTCCAGCGGTCTGGTTCGCGTACTCGCCGAACCGGCAGGGGAAACACCCGGAGCAACACCTCCGCCCCTTCCGGGGTATCCTGCAGGCGGATGCGTTCACAGGTTACGACAGGTTGTTCAGTGCAGAACGTGAAGGTGGTGCACTGACAGAAGTTGCGTGCTGGGCCCATGCCCGGCGAAAAATCCACGATGTATACATCAGCAGCAAAAGTGCGACGGCAGAAGAAGCCCTGAAGCGAATCAGTGAACTGTACGCCATCGAGGATGAAATACGGGGATTACCGGAGTCAGAGCGTCTTGCCGTCAGGCAGCAGCGAAGCAAAGTGTTACTGACGTCGCTGCATGAATGGATGGTGGAGAAGAATGGTACGCTGTCGAAAAAATCCAGACTGGGCGAAGCGTTCAGCTATGTACTGAATCAGTGGGATGCCCTCTGTTATTACAGTGATGACGGTCTGGCGGAGGCGGATAATAATGCTGCGGAAAGAGCGCTTCGTGCAGTCTGTCTCGGAAAGAAAAACTTTATGTTCTTCGGCAGCGATCACGGCGGCGAGCGAGGAGCACTGTTGTACGGGCTGATCAGCACCTGCCGACTGAACGGTATCGATCCGGAAGCGTATCTGCGCCATATCCTGAGCGTACTGCCGGAATGGCCTTCCAACCGAGTTGACGAACTCCTGCCATGGAACGTAGTACTCACCAATAAATAAGCGTCAATACGGCACTCCGTTAACGCTTACCGCAAAATCCACGATGTATATATCAGTACCAAAAGCGCGACGGCGGAAGAAGCACTGAAACTAATCGGCGAACTGTACGCCATTGAGCACGAAATACGCGGGTTGCCGGTGTCTGAACGCCTGGCGGTCAGGCAAATGCAGAGTAAACCGCTACTGACTTCCCTGTATAAGCTGATGCAGGAGAAAGAACACACGTTATCGAAAAAATGCCGTCTGAGAGATGCGTTCCGGTATATCAGGAAGCACTGGGTTGCGTTGTGCAACTTCTGTGATGACGGTCTGGCGGAGGCGGACAATAACACAGCGGAAAGAGCGCTTCGTGCAGTCTGTCTCGGAAAGAAAAATTACGTGTTCTTCGGTAGCGATCACGGCGGCGAGCGTGGTGCACTGTTGTACGGGCTGATCGGCACCTGCCGGTTGAATGGTATCGATCCGGAAGCGTATCTGCGCCATATCCTGAGCGTACTGCCGGAATGGCCTTCCAACCGAGTTGACGAACTCCTGCCATGGAACGTAGTACTCACTAATAAATAAGCGTCAATACGGTGCTCCGTTGACGCTTACTGATTATCGAACTGGTTACCGGCAATAAGAAGGTCGTCATCTGTCACGCAGACTACCCGCACAACGAATACGCATTCGATAAGCCAGTACCAGAAGAAATGGTGATATGGAATCGTGAGCGGGTTAGCGACGCGCAGGACGGTATTGTCTCGGAGATAACCGGTGCCGATTTGTTCATCTTCGGTCATACGCCAGCACATCACCCACTGGTGTATGCAAACCAGATGTACATCGACACCGGCGCAGTGTTCTGCGGAAATCTGACGCTTACCAAAGTCCAGGAAGGATAGAATTATTTATTACTGTCTTCCATCCACTTCTCAAACTTCGACGGGGAGAACGGAATCAGATCCGTATGCTCCCCGTTAATCCAGGAATCAATCATATCGGCCCACTGCTGCAACATGTAGGCGCGCTGTCTGGCGTATTCCGCTTTGTTATATACGGCGCGCACACCTTTCTGCTCATGTGCCAGAGCCTTTTCAATCCAGTCTGAAGGATAACCAGCCTCATGCAACAACGTACTGGCTGTACGGCGCATATCGTGTACGGTGAAGCCCTGAATATGCTCACCATCTTCATTTATTATTTTCACCGTTCTGTCGATCAGAGAGTTCAGCGCGGCATTAGATAATGGCTTCCGGAAATTGTAACGACCAGGAACCAGATATTCACTTCCACCAGCGCACATCTGCAACCCAACCAATATATCCTGTGCCTGTTTAGGCAGGTAAATAACGTGCGCCCGGCTTCCCTTCATGCGGTCTGAAGGAATTGTCCATGTCCATTTTTTAAAATCTATTTCATCCCACGTTGCATTGGTGAATTCGCCCTTACGAACCATAGTGATAAGCACCAGTTTTAAAGCCATTTTCATAGTGCCCATAGCACCAATGGCATCCAGCGTGCGGAAGAACAGGCCAATTTCTTCTGGTGTCAGTGTTCGCTCTCGTGGTTTAAATATGGCGATAGACGAAGGTTTAATGTCAGCCGCAGGATTAAACAAACCATGACCACGGTCATTGGCGTGACGGTATACGCTACTGATGATCTCCCTGGCCTGCACTGCTGTTGCCCGGCCACCGCGTTCGACAATCCGGTCACACAAATCACGAACCATCGATGTGGTAATTTCAGCCATCATTTTATTGCCAAGAACCGGAAGTATGTCACGGTCGATCACCGCCTGTTTCATTGCGCGGGTACTGTCAGCCAGGATGACGTGTTTCATATAACTGTCGGTATGTACCGCAAACGTCTCGGCACCACGAATCTTTTTGATACCGTCACGTTTAGCCGCAGCCGGTGACTGGCCTGCTTTAAGCAGCTTCTTTGCAGCAATCAGTTCTTCTCGCGCTTCTGCCAGGCTGATACCGTCACGCCCATACTGCCCGATTACCAGTGTTTCGCGGCGACCGTTGATACGGTAGTCATAGCGAAACGAGACCGTGCCTGACGTAAGCACAGCTACATACAGCCCGTCACGATCGGAGACCTTGTACAGTTTGTCCTGCGGCTTGAGGTTTTTTAATTTTGTATCGGTAAGCAC